GACACGTCCCTCGCGATCTCGATCACCGCAGGCACGGCGGGCGGCTTCGAAAACGCCCCGGACAGCGTCAACACGACTCCCGGTGGCACGGCCGCCACGACCGTTGCCAACTCCTCCGGGGTTTACTCCTACTCCTTCGGGGCGGCACTGACCGCGGGTGACGTGATCGCGGTGACCGCCAGCGATGCCGGCGGCACCTCAGCGGCCCTGATCCTTGAGGCCAACGCATCCCCGCCGACCGTCGGCACCCCGGTCATCGGCGACAGTGACACGATCACCGGCACCGGGGCGACCCCGTCCACGAAGATCCTCGTCTATGATGGTGACGACGAGATCGGCGACGGGGCGATCGTTGGAGGCGGCGGCTCGTACACCTGCAACCTCGACTACAAGCTGATCCGTGGCGAGCGGGTGCAAGTGGTCGCCGCAGTGAACGGGAACGAGGACGTCCGGTCGGCCCCGGCGTTCCTGACCTTCGCCGATCTGAACCTCGTGGTCCCCTCGTTCACGAGGACCTCGGCAGGATATGTCGGCAACACGCCCTCCGGGGCCACCTCCATCAGGATCCGCAACGTCCTGACCCTTTCGGAAACCACGGCGACCCTGAACGGGGCGAACAATACCTTCATCTTCAACCTGCCCGACAGCCCGCCCGGCACGGCCTTCGACGTCTACGCGAGGTACACGACCGGCGACTCGGACCCCGTGCGGATCTTCTACCCCTTCATCCCGGTGACGGTGCCGGTCATCGGCCTCCAGATGGGGCCGGTCACCACCATCTGGGGCAGCGATGTTCCGAACGGATGGGTCACGGGAGGAGTGGACGACTCTTTCTTCTACCGGATGTATGCCTACATCCTCGACTGGGTGCCGGGGATCAATCTCACCATCTCGTTCCCCGGGACCAACAAGGCGGATGTCGTCCGGCTGAACATCCCCGATAACACCGAGGTCTACACGCCCTACGGCTACACGGCTTCCACGGCGACGATCGACCCCGGAGCCGCGGTGCAAAACTACGGGCACTACGTCACCGCGATCGAGCTGGACGTCTCCGGCCCGGTCCCCTTGCCCTACCCGGTGGTCGTCTGCACGTTCACCTACCCAGATGGACAGACCGCCGTGGCCCGCTTCGACCGGGAGACCTACAAGAACGTCTACTGGAAGAACGGGGCGTGGGACAAACAGATTTACGTGAATGATTATCGCAAGTGGGAATGGGAGCAATATAACTACGTCCCGTAATGGCCCTTCAAGAAAGCCCAGCACAACGGGAGTCCCGGGCCAACCGGGACTCGTTCTTCGGCGTCCAACCGCTGAACGGCCCCATGCTGCCCGCGCAGTCGCGGATCAAGGAGAGTCCCCGGCAGGCGGAACAACGGCAGCGGAAGGCCGAGTTCTTTGAACCGAAGACCCTGCGTCCATCGGCTTTGCGGAAGGTCGGCGAGGCTGCGGCTAACCGTGATCCGCTACCAACCAAGATCCTCCCGGTCACCGGGGGAAAGACAAAGAATGAAGCCCGGGGCACCGGCAAGGGGACGCTGGTGTTCCAAGACTGCGATGGTGCCGAGATTCTCCGGCTGACGAACCTCGAAGGCTTCGATGACGAGAAGACAATCGCTACGGGATGTGAGGGGTCCAGCAGCTACCCGGTATGAGGAGTGTCGTCATCCTGACGGACCACCTCGGTTACAAGCTCCGCTGTGATGCCCTGAAGGCCGCGCATCCCGAGGTCTATGTCGTGACCCCTCATGACAAGCCTCACCGGCATGCGGTCAGCTTCAAGCCACGGGAGGACTGGCTACCGACCGACCCGACGATGCCTTACCGGATGAAGTGCTGGTGGGGCGCGGACGCCGTAGGGTTCTCGGCAGCCCGGCATCTCGGTGTCCGGGCAGACCATTTTTGGTTTATCGAGAGCGACGTGGTCGCCGCGCAAGAGAGATGGAAGGCGATGTTCTCCGATTTTGAGAACGATCCTTCAGACCTCGTAGCTCCCATGATTCGGAAGCGCAACCCGAAGACCGATAATTACCTCCGCAGTCTTGCCCCTGAATGGGCTACGCACCACATGTTAATGGCGGTGTTTAGACTCTCTAAGAGGGCTTTGAACGAGTGCGTTCGGTGTGCTCCGGAAATGCGTGATTGTTTTTCTGAAGTTTCGATACCAAGCGTCATCTACCGTGCAGGCCTGACGATGACAGGCCTTAATGTGAGACAAACTCACACGAATGCACAGACGTTCGGAGTCCGGGAAGAAGACCTGATTAAGAATCCGAATCTGTTAGTGCATCCGGACAAACGAAATTCCTTCGGCCCTTGACGCCCTGTAAAATTGTAAATAGAAGGGCGGGGTGAGCGACGAAAAGCAGATCAAAGATGGGGGACCGGCGTTTCCCGGCGGCTATCCCCCACCAGGGGCACCTTTCGACGCGCCTGCGCCAACGGGAATGACTCTTCGGGACTATTTTGCTGCCGCCGCACTTCCAGCAGTTTATGCCGAGGCTCACAGGCTTGAGGAAGGCTCAGAACGCGACATCGCGGAATTTGCTTACCACATGGCGGACGCCATGATAGCAGTCAGAAAGGAGATTTTAACATGAAACGCCGATCCCTGTTAGGACTGATTGCCGGAGCGTTCGCCCCGGTGCCACTGGTTTCCGGGAAGCCGGAAGAACCGAAGGTCATCGTGGTCGAGAGGACGAAAACCCCGACATCAGATCACAGAGGGACCTCGACCTACGAGGAGACCCGCGTGACGACTTTGGAGGACCTGAGTCGCTTCCACCCGATGATGACGGAGGAAGGACGCCGGGCTTACGACCGTGACTTGCTCGCAGAAGCATTGGAGGATGCAAACCTGGCGACCCGGATTTTACGATCACGGAAATGAAGACCGCCATCCTGATCAAGACCTGCCTCCACGATGCCGAGTATCACAGGTATTGTCTCAAGAGCATCGAGAAGTTCTGCACCGGGTTTTCGGAAGTCCGGGTGATCGAGGGCGAGCATCCGAAGGGCTACCTCTGGCAACAGGTGGTGAAGCTCCACGCCGACCAATACACGGACGCCGACTTCATTCTCGTCACCGATTCGGATACCTTGTTCGTGGAGCCGGTCACCCCGGAGTCCTTCATGCGGGAGGGCAAGCCGATCTGGTTCATGACGCCATGGACGCCGGAGATGCTGGCGACCGAGGCCATGCAGACGTGGTGGAACGTGATGCGGGACTTCAATGGTGCCGAGCCGCCTGCGGAGTTCATGCGCCGACAGCCCTTCATGTTCCCGCGGCACGTCCTCCAGTCGATCCGGGAGCATTGCTTCCATCGTTTCGGCGTCGGGATCGAAGAGTTCATCATGGCGCAGCCGACGTTCACAGAGTGGAATGCGATGGGCCACCACTGCTGGCTGAATCACCGCGATGACTTTTATTGGATGGATACCTCTGTGGAGTGCCCGCCGCCGCTTGTCTGGCAGTTTTGGTCGCACGACACGATCACCAAGAACCTCGAAGAGATAACCCGGATACTGGCATGACTCAATTAACCGAAGAACAGATCGCCGCCTTGAACCCTGGAATCCGAAGCACGGTTTTGAAGCTCCGTGAATGGGGTTTCGATACTCGGGATTCAGGAGATGGGAAGACGCATCAATTCGAGTGTGATCTCCCGATCCCCTTCGTTCACATCATGGCGTCTTCCCCGAATTTCGTGTGGAACGAGATGGAAAGCCTCCGAGTTCGATTGAGTGATGAATACGGTATTGACGTAGGCATGTCGAACGAGGAAGGGGACGTTCCAGCTATCGAAGGATTCATCCCTGCGAACGGACAAGCTTTCATCAGCCTTTACAACGTCATCATCCCGGAATGACCCCACCTACTGGAATCGTAGTAGTTCCCGGCACCGACTACTGGGTCGCCGAGCATGACAGCCACCTCTCCCGGTGGGCCGAGCAGCACGGCGACATCGTCAGCGATCCGCACGTCATGCGGTTCCTCGAACCTTTCGTCCGGGGCAAGGGTGTCGTCTGGGACATCGGCGGGAACATCGGATCTCACGCCGTCCAGTACCAGCGATGGGGCTGCTACGTGGTCGCCATCGAACCGATGCCGATCTCGTTCGCCTGCCTCCAGCACAACCTCGGCCCGGAAGCCCTGTGCCTGAACATCGCGGGGTCCGACGTCAACGGCGCGGTCATCATGGGGCAGGACGACAATCTCGGGGCCTCCCGCATCCGGGAAGACGGGGAGTGGACGGTGCCGTGCCACGCGCTTGACGATCTCCCGGATCTTCCGGCACCAGAATTTTGTAAGCTCGATTGTGAGGGCTTCGAGCCTCGTGTGATTACAGGCATGGCGGGCACCATCACCCGCCACAAGCTGATTCTCTTCGTGGAGTTCAACAAGGGCTGTCTGGAAGCCAACGGCTTCACGGTCGAAGGCCTCGATGACCTGATCCGGTCGCTCGGCTACCGGGAGGCCGCGCTTTATCCGGCGAACGCGAAGTGGGGAGACCCGCAGTTCGATGCACTTTATTTACCAATACCATGAAATACTTCGACATCATTGAGAGCGGCTTCGACACCCCCATCGGGGAACCGGGAAGTGTGAAGTCCTCCTTGAAGGAAAAGAGTTATACAATTCAACCCATCGGTTGGGATGAAGAAGAGAATGAACCGATCTATGCGGAAGGTCCGATCGCTCCGGAAGAAGTGGAGAAAATCGAAAATTTCCGCTGCTTCCGTCTGATCCTACTAAGACACACAAAACCGGAATCCGAGCGCACGAGCCCCACGGATGGCGTGGTTCGGAAAGCATTGGAGTCTGAGTATTGGGACTCTCGAATTCCCGAGCATCGAACTAAAGCACTCCATCAGATTCTTGGTGCAGCGGTTGCGATCAGTTTAGGTTTGAAATGAAATTCGAAATCTCACCAGAGAACTCCGCGAAGATCGCGGAGTTCAAGAAACAGGTCGAAGCAAGTCGCATCGACAATAATGCCGGGGCCATCGGCGGGGCCACGACCTACTCATTCACGCCTACCGGACTCGGGGTGATCTTCAAAGTGACCCACTTCGACAAGGAACTCGATCTCACGAACTACGAAGACTGGTGAAGCTATGAGACTGATCTCAGGACCCCAAGACGAACTGGAGTGGGAGTGCTACAAGTGCGGGTCGAAGTATGCCCTCACGAAAGAAGACCTGATCCCCGACCACTATGATGTTCATGGAGAGGCTTGCCGTGGTGTCAAATGGGATTGCCCCGGATGTGGGCATGGGGTGGGGGAGGGCCTCTACAGCTTCAAGGAACACTGGATCGAATACCTCGAAAAAGAGAAAGGCATGAAGACCGAGGAAGAATTGGATGCGGAGAATCTGAAACTGAAGGTTTTCCCGGAAAAAGAACCGGAGGCTCCTGTTAGGCAGGGTTTCTGGAAGTCCCTTCGAAAGTGGATCGCGAATGAAGATTGAACTCCACCTCCTTAAATACGGCAATAAGACCGACTGGATGCGCCTGTGCGTCCCGACGATCGAGGCCTATGCAAAGCGGCACGATTTGAAAGTCGTGACTTGGGACGACAATGTTGCCAAGGAGAAGGGCTACCCGGCGGCCAAGTTCGCGGAACTCGATATGGTCGAGTCGTTCCTCGCCGGGAAGGCCGACTTCATGATCTACATGGACCTCGATGTGTGGGTCCACCCGGAGGCCCCGCTTCCACCGCTCAAGCCGGGCCTCTCGATGGCAACCGACTGTTATCACGCGGAGCATCAGGCGCAATGGGAAGACTGGTTTCGGGAAACCTATGGGCCATCGCCTTTTGGACCACACCGCTACTCGAATGCGGGGATTTGGATCGTCGATCGCAAGGGAGCAAACAAACTCCGCGAGGCCATGTGTGAACTCCGTATGGTGGAGTTCTTCCTCGATCAACACTGGTTTAATGCTGTGGCTTCCCACGCTCGGGCAATGGGCATACCCTTCAACCAGCTCTCCTCCGAATGGAACCGGGGCGGCAAGGACCACGAGCCTGCATGGTTCCGTCACTTCTGGGGCACTGACAAGGTAGCCGATTACGAGGAATTCAAGGCGTCCGGGATGCTTCACACGAAGCCCGACGGCCTCCGCTACAGCGTCCACCCCGGACACACACCTCACCAGGACAAGGTCTTCTATCTCCAGTTCGTCAAGAACTGCGGCCTTGGCAACCAGTTGTTCGAGATGGCCGCCGGCATCAATATCGCCCGGAAGCTCGGCATCCCGTTGCGCTGGCAGTATCAGGACACCGGCTACCGGGAGTTCGGGCTGAAGCATTTCGGCTTCGGCATCCTCCCGTTCCGCGAGGTCCCGGTCGTCTGCTCCAAACTTGGGCAAGGCAACTACGCGATGGTCGACAAGTCGATGCACCGGATCACGGACACAGGGCACAAGGTCTGTGCGGTGGCCAACCCCTATCAGGCCGAGGAATGCTTCGCCGATGTCGCCGACGAGATCCGCGAAATCTTCAAGCTCGACCCCTTGCCACTCGACGTCCCGGCAGGGAAAATCCCCGTAGCCGTGCAAGTCCGCCGCGGGGATTACGTTGGCCACCCCCGGCTCAATGTCTGCACGGAAGGCTACTATCAGAATGCGATCGACTGGATGCGGGCCAAGATTCCCGCCAGCCATTTCTTCATCGTCTCCGATGACCCCGAGTGGTGCCGGAAGACCTTCGGCAAGCTGCCCGACGTCACGGTCATGCCGCCGCAGGAAGCCATCGACGGCCTCCGCACCATGGTCGCCTGTGATGCCCACGTCATCAGCAACTCGACCTTCGGGTGGTGGGGAGCATGGCTTGGGGAGAAAGGCCCCGTGGTCGTCCCGGAAATCTGGCATCACAAGCCCGGCAGCTACGGCGACTGGAAGCCGGCACCCGACCGGTGGATCAAGGTCCCAGTCACCCGGCATCGCGAGGGCGGCATCCCGGCGGCCAACCTGACGGGCCTCCGGTCGCAGCGGATCCAATACGACCGGGCGATCCTGTACCCGTGGCACCAGATGAAGGACAAGTGGGGGAAGTCTCTCTACTATAGCCTACGCTCACTGGAGCAGCACTTCGAGGACAAGGACTGCCCGATCTTCATCCTCGGCACCGCGGAGCCGCATCGCCTGCTCAAGAATTCACGAATAAAGTTTCTTGAATGCTGGGGCTACGAGTCCGCCCTGATGCAGGGCCTCGCGATCGCCGAGAAGTCCCTCTGGATGAACGACGACATCCTGTTCCTCAAGGACACCTCGTGGGCGGACGTCGAGAAGCCCCTGCACTTCGGCCCGGTCACCCCGGAACTCCGGCGGTCGATGATCGAGAACTCGAACCCGTGGAAGCAAGGCTACCTTCGGATGCTCGACCTTCTGGCGGCCGAAGGCGTCACGGAACCGTTCCACTACTCGACCCACACCCCGTACGTCTTCCGGCGGGCGGAAGTGATGGAGGTCTTCGAGAAGTTCGGCTGCTGGAGCAAGATGGCCTTGGAACTCGCGGTTTTTAACCTGTTCCCGAAAGACGGGATGCCGTGCAACGGCCACCGGACCCAGACCACCGACTTCGGGGACGCCCGGTATCTCAATCACACCGACCACCTGCTGACCGATGAACTCAAGGAAGCCATCGAAGCCCGGTGGCCGAATCCGGCGAAGTTCGAGGTCAAGGCACCCTTCTGATTCCAACCTCGACAATCAGGACGCCCGAACCTAACGTCCCGTGCGTCCCATGGGCGCATTCCGAATCTTCTCCCGTTTCGCCGAGCTGCTCGACATCAAAGTCGTCAGGGGAGCGGCTTCATGGCTGCGCCTGAACACCGATGGCACGGTCACCGAACGAACGGCAGCCGAGACCCGGGGAGACCTTGGTGCGGCGGCCCTGGCAGGCGGAAACAGCATTACCGGGGCGCAGACCATTGAGCACTCCGCCAATCCGGTCATCGACATCCGTCGCACTACATCTTCCACCAATTCGATTGCGGCAGGTACCAACATCACCGCGGTTTCCTCGGGGGATGTGACCGATGGTTTCGGCCCCACCATCGGCTTCCGCTTCTCCGATACCGGCGTCTCAAACAATCTCATCGGGGCCATCGGCTTCCTCCGCACTGGCGCGGATGACACCGGGGACTTCGTCGTTCGGCCGCAGGTTTCAGGCAGCGCCACCGAACGCTTCCGGGTAGCGGCGAACGGCACGACCACCGTGGTCAGCCTGGCCACCACCCCCGACACCCGAAGCGGAGCGGGAGCGGTCAGTGTGACGACATCCTGCACGCTGGTCACGACCACTGGAGCGGCTCAAGCCCTCACTCTTGCCAACGGCACTGCCGGTCAGATCAAGACGATCATTCACGACGTGGACGGCGGGGATTTCATCCTGACCCCGACCACCGCGACCGGCTACACGACCATCGCCAGCAGCGCGGCGGGAGACTCCATCACCCTCCAATACGTCACGACGCGCGGCTGGATCATTCTTGCGCTTCGAGGAGCCATCGCAGCCTAACCGATCACGATCATGGAATTCGACCCGACGAAAGCCCTCATCCTCTCCAAGATGCCATGAAGCTCCGTCTGCCGGTCGTGGCCTACTGCCTTTGTCCACGCGCCCGCGCTGCCGGAGACCCGGTATCCCGAACCCCTGACCGGCCGGATCACGGCCGAGGAAATCCGCAACCGCTGGAAGCCCCATGATCATCACCGCACGCTTCGGAGCCGCTCAGGCGAATCTCGGCTACCAGTTCCTGGACGACTCGGGGACCTTGCTCGGCAGCCGGGTGACCTCGGGCATCAACACGACCCCTGAGACCGGCACCTATATCGCGACGGCCACGCTGCCGGCAGACGCGGTCGCGGTATACTGGAACGACACGGTCACCCTCGCCACGGCGTTCGAGGATCTCCGGGACGCCCTTGCGATCGAGGCCCTTGAAGGAGGGGGAGGCGGAGGTGCAGGCGACGGGGCCTACACCATCACGGTCACCGTGACCGACGGTACCGACCCACTCCAGAACGCCATCGTCCGCCTCAACGAGGGGGTCAGTTCATTCGTGGCAACGACCAACGCCAGCGGTCAGGCCCAGTTCTCCCTCGATGCCGCGACCTACAGCGTTTCGGTCACCAAGGCAGGCTACTCCTTCACCCCGACGACACGCACGGTCTCCGGCAACGAAGCGGGCACCCTGACCAACGACCTTGAGATGGACCTGACGTCCTCGGTCCCGCCATCCGGGAACCCGGACCTCTGCGTCGTCTACGTCTACACGCAGGACATCCTCGGCGAGCTGCTGGAAGGAGAAGTGCTCACCTTCGAACTGGAGAAAGGCATGCAAGTCTCCGGCGGCGGGCGGGTCGTTTCCCGGGCCACCCAGACGGTCTCTACCAACGGTAGCGGCTACGCCTCGATCGAACTGGAGAAAGGTCTCCGCTACAAGGTCACCAACACGAACCTGTTCGCGGCCGACGGGGCGAGGTTCATTACTGATGTGGACACCTTGAATCTTGCTACGGTGAACTGAATAATTTAGCTTGCGCCATGCCGACCGTCGCCCAACTCCGTGAACTCTATCAGGCGCAGATCGCCCCGGGGGATGACGAGACGTTCCTTCGGATACTTACCGAGGCGGATATTATGATGCTCGAATCCGGGAAGTGGGCTTTTTGTAAGGCTCGACAAACGCTGACCTCGGTCAACAACGTCATCACCCTCCCCTCCAACATGGCTTCGATTCTCGGGGCACATCTCGACGGCTACCCGGCACCTGTGTCGATGGAGGACTTCGAATTCGGGCCAGAGGGTCCGGGGGAGATCGACGTCCACGGCGGCTCGGACGTCCGGCTGATCGACCAAGGGCTCAATGATGACGACCTCCGGACCTACAAGGTCACCGGGATCGAATCCGACACCCTGACGATCGTGGCCCTCTGCATGCGGGCCCCAGCCCGCCTCTACGACCTCGCCCCGAACGAGAACTCCCTTCCTGCTGGGACGACGAATCGCACCCTCTGCCCAAGCTATGAGGCTTTGAAACATGCGATGTTTTCCGTTATGTGGGGTGAGCGGGGTGATTCAGGAAACGCATCCATTTATCGGAATAAAGCTGTCAAACGTCTCGAAGAACGCGAAGGCAACAACCAACGTGGCGGGGCAGCCCCGATTCCCAACATCCGGCCCAACGGCCGCGGCATCCGCGGCATCCGAACCTTCCGATAACCATGGCCACCCAATTCCGAGGACTCAACCGACTGGACGAGCTGCAACGCCGCCCGTTCGGCAGCACTGCGGCCACCCGTCCCACCAGCACCGAGGGACAGGTGAACTCGTCCGAAGGCGGCCAGTATCGCCAGCGTGCCGAGAACTACAACCTGGCGAACCGAATCCTGAAACGCCAAGCCCGCCGTGGTGACTCCCGTTCGGCCCTCGCCCTGCTCGACGTGCAGCGGGAGGCCAATGAAGAGGGGTTCTCGCCGGGCGGCATCCGTCGCCGGAACGAGTTCAACTCCGGCCTCCTACGCAACCTTGACGCCCGCCAACAGGCCGCCATGGACAATGAACGTGCGGCCGAATTGAAACGACTTCAGACCGAGGAAGAGATTCAAAAACGACGATCGGCACCCCAATCGGAGGGCGTCGGGGCCACCGTGATGCCGGAGTCCCGGAACACCGCCGCCCTCGACATTCTTGAAGGCCAGCGAACGGGCGATGACACCATCCTCCAACGCGGGCTTGATTCCGCCAATCGCCTCGGCGTCCAACAGCCCGAAAACATTCTCCGCAAGGACCAGGACCTCACCGCTCGCCGGACTCTCGATGACGCCCTCGGGAAGTCTTCCTCGGAAGCTGAGATCGCCCAGTTGAAAGACCGGGCCGCCCGGCTCGGCGTTTCAGGATCCGCCTTCGATCGCCGTCGCCAATGGTGGGAACGGAACCGAGTCTGACACATGCCCTCCACTCTCGAAACTGCTGCCGAAAGCCTTGCACCCTCTGCTGCCCGGACGAATTACTTCGATCAGGCGGACAGCCAGAGTGTGATTGCCCGCTACGGCAATTCCAAGATCGGGGCCGAGAGTTCAGCGGCCCTCGCGGACGCCTCGTCACGGCTGGCCCGCAGCCGGGAAGACCGATTGCTGATGGGACGGCGACAGGTCGAGTGGGATCGGGATAATGCCGAGTATCAAGAGAAGCAGGACTGGAAGGCCCAACGCGGCGACTTCCTCAAGCAGATCGCCTTGCTCGACCCGATGGCCGAGGACTACCAGACGGCCCGGACGGCGCTCTACCAGCAGCTCCCGCCGAACGTGCGTGACGATGACGCCGTCACGGCGATCATGGTGGCCAATGACAAGGCCTACGACAATCGCGTACAGGAAGCCGATCTGAAGGCCCGCCGGGACGAAGATTTTGCCCGCCGCAAGGAACTCACGACCACGAGGATGAAGAACGCCACGTGGCTCAATGTCCTGAGCCCGGAGGAGCGCGACCGCTTCAATCTGCCTGATGGCGACTACGACTTCGCGGCTGCCGGGAACCTTGCCTACGAGCGCACCCGGCAGCAGAAGAAGGACGACTCGGTCGAGATGGCCAAGGAGAAGCAGGCGATCCGCATGGAGGGCCGCCCCAAGGACGACCCGGCCCGCAAGATCGCCGAGGAGCACGTGGTCGACACTGCCGCTTTCCCCAACCAGGTCGACGTTCTCCGCAGCCGCAAGATGGCGGAGAAGGGCAAGAAGTTCGACGAGAAGAAGGACGTCAAGGCTGATCCCGGCTACGAGGACGCCCGGCTTTACGAGTCCAACAAGTTCGAGTCCGAGCTGGCGAGTGCCCGGAACATGGACCGTTCGGCCTACGTCAACAAGGTCACCGGGCTTTCGGACGCCGCGAAGAAAAAGCGCGGGGAAGTCTGGGACGCCGCCCAGTACGGTGCCAAGGAGGAAGAAGCTCCGGCGACCCCTCCGGCCGCATCTCCCGAAGACAAGTTCGTCGTGGGCAAGCGCTACCGGGACGCCAATGGCAACGTGAAAACCTACAAGGGCGGCGGTCAATGGGATTGATAGCCGGGCATTCTGCCGATACAAACCCCCATGGCATTCGACCCGACGACCGCGACCCTGCTTGAAGACGAGCCGGATACCGGGTTCGATCCCGCCTCTGCCACCTTGGTCGAGGACCCCGTGGAACAAGATGTTCCCCGTGGAACGGAAGTTCCACAGACTCCGAAAGCCGCCCGTCCCGATGCCCGTGCCGACCTGACCAAGCGGTTGCAGGACGCTGGGCTGTTCGGTTCCGCGACGGCCGCGCTGCAAGGGGCTTCGGACAAGGGCATCCGGCGCAAGGAAGACGGCGATTGGGATCTCCCGCTGATGGAGGCGCAGGTGAAGGGAGATTTCCTTGACGAATTCACCGGAGCAATCAGCCAAGGCGCAACCGCCCTTCGACAGAAGCTGGGGTCCCGGATGGATGACGTCCCGGATAACGGGGTCATCGACAAGAAGGCGACCCAGAAGATCTTCCACGACTTCCAGCAGGCCAACAACCTCTCGGACGACGAGGTGGCCGCCGTGTGGTCGGACCTCGGCAACCAGAACCGCACCTGGGCCAAGGATGAGACCGTCCGGACTCTCTCCGATGGTGAACTGCTTCCGAACCCCGGCAGCCCGGTGTGGCTCAACCCGGACACCGCGAAGGCGGCCATCGAGGCGACCGACACCACGCCTGAGATCAAGGCGGCGGCCCTGAGCCAGATTCCCCAGCTTGCCACGGAGATCGCCGCCCAGAAGACCGCAGCCTACGAGGCCGCGGCGGAAGCGTCGAACACCGGGCAACGGGCAGGGGTGCTCGGGGTGGCCCAGTTGTTCGCCGACCGCGTGGTGCCCCCTTCCGAGTGGGCCGCGAAAACCGGACGCACGGACGTCGGCAGCCCGCAGTTCGTTCTCGACTACGAGAAGACCGTCGACCCCGGCTTCCTCGAAGGGATCGCGGGCAAGGTGGTGCTTTCGGGCAACAAGCTGGCCACCCAGACGCTCGGCACCCTCGGGGCCATGGGAATCACTTCCGCCGGAGATGCGGCAGCCGAGTCATCGGCCACCGCGGCAACCATCAACCAAGGCCTCCCGGACACCGGACTTGCCGGTGCCGCGGTCGAGGAATTGCTGCCGATCGGTGCCCAGATTCTCACCGGTCGCGGCTTCGCGGCGTTCGGGAAGACGGCTGCGGCCCTCGGAACCTTTGCAACCGCAGGCACGCAGTCGGCCGGTCTCACCTTCGCTGAAGAACGGGCCAACGGGGCGACCGAGGAAGAGGCCCGCGAGAAGGCCGTGAAAGCAGGGCTTTCGACGGCCATCATCACCTCGATGTTCGGCACCGGAGCCGGGGGCGGCGTGGAGCGCTTCGCCGCCGGCCAAGCGGCAGACGACGTCACTGTGAGAGCACTGCTCCAGATGGCCCGGGACCGCGGCATCCGGGAGGTCGCCAAGTCTCCCGAACTCCGCAAGTTCGCGGGCACCGTTGCCGCCTCCACCATTGGTGAAGGTGCCGAGGAAGGCATTGACCAGCTTCTCGGGGCGTTTCTTCAGGCGGACCCGGACACCTCGCTCGCGGACGCATGGGAGCAAGCGACACAGGCCTTCAAGGTCGGCGCGGCCATCGGTGGCGGCGTGGACGTCGCGATGAACATCGTCCAGCACGCGCCGAGGACGGCCGCCGCGTTGGCCGAGACTCCCGCTGAAACGGTTACGGAGGCCTTTGAACCCGTAGAAATTGTTACCGATGAAGAAGGATCTCAAGCTCCTGTTGGCATTGATCCGGGCAGTGCGATCCTTGGGACGCCTACAACGCAAGATGGCGTGCTTCCGGAAGTCCAAACGGCGGCACCGGCAGCAGGAACGGAAAGTGATCTGGGAAGCAATAGGGGAGTTCCGCCGGAAGTGGCCGGACAGATCACCCCGGGGCCTACTACTGGAGCCGAAATTCCGGCCTCAGAAGGCGTTGAACCGATCACCCCTTCGCCGGACTCCGATCCCACCCTTTATTCCCGCGACCGGCTCAAGGACACCTTCGACCTGACCGACGAGCAGGCTGACGTCACGGACGCCCTGGTGCAGTCGATGGGCCTCGATACGTCCCGCATCCGGCTGACCCGTGGCGGGACGCCGGGCCAAGGCCTCTCCATGGAGGGCGAAGCTTCTGTACCGCAAGGTATCAAAGGTTCCTTCGAGGTCCTTGAGAATGGTGACATGCTGCTGCGCGGCCTGACCAACCCGGACGTTTCGACCGGACTCCACGAACTCTCGCACGTTGCCCGCCGGACGCTGTTCGACAAGACGGCACCTCCTGCCGGGATGACGGTGGAGGACATCGAGGTGGCCGAACGCTGGGCGGGTGCCGAGGATGGTGTGTGGACCAAGAACGCCGAGGAGAAGTTCGCCCGCGGGTTCGAGCGCTACCTCCGCGACGGCAAGGCACCGGACTCCCGGCTCGCAAAGGTCTTCGCCAAGATCGAGAACTGGCTCAAGGGCATCTACGAGTCGCTCGCCGGGTCGCCGGTCAACGTCCGCGTGACACCTGAGATGCGGGCGGTCTTCGACCGACTGGTGACACGGAACCTCGATGCCGGAATTCCGGCAACGGCAGATGGCCTTACTAGTAGTAAGGTCATCCCAGAAGTCATCGAAAACGCGCCAGCATCGGACACCGTGGCCAAAGAGGCACCGGCTGAAATCCCTGCTGCCACCGAGGAACCCGTGCTCGCGGATGCCGAAGAGTCACCGCCCCCGGAGACCCCGACTCCTCTGGAACCGGAGTCTTCAGCCCCGGATTTCGACGCTCCATACGATCCTGAAGCTCCGACGGGACTGAAGCACGCCATCACGGACGCCGATCGTGCTCGATACGGTCTCCCTCCTCGTGGCGTTGCTCCGGCCACAACCAATCAGGTGTCGTGGGACCGGGCGCTGGCAGCCGAACAAGCGCACCGGGCCGCCGGGAAGCCAGGTACGGCAGGCGGTGACTTGCTGAACTCCCTTCTTCAAAATGCGCCCCGCGCACTCACACCAGACGAGCACGCGCTCCTCCTCCACGAGAAGATCCGTCGTCAACAGGTGGTCGATGCCGCTTACTCGACCCTGAACGCCCTTCCTCAAACCCTAACGGAAGGCGACCGAAAGAACGCGCAGGCGGCCATGGTGTCCGCGCAGGAGGATTTCGATAACCTCCTGGTCTACGCTGACGCCGCAGGTTCGGCTTCCGGTCTGTCCTTGCAAGCACGGAAGATGCTGGTGCATCAGGACTACTCTCTGGCAACGGTCCTCAACCGTGCTCTCGCCGCCAAGAACAAGCACTCGGAAAAGCCCCAGAAGCTCACGGAGAAGGAACGGCAGCAGGCCATTGATCTGGCTCTGAAGCTCCAGAAGGCGCAGGAGCGTGCGGACTCTTTGGAAGCCGAGAACAAGGAACTTGGGGGGATGATCGACCGTCTCACCAAGGAAGTCGAGGACGCTCAAAAGAAGCTTCGCGCCAAAGGCCGCGATCCGAAGTCGCGGGCCAGGATCAAGGAGAAGCTCCAGCCGAAGATCGACGAAGCGAAAGCCCGGCTGGCTGAAAAGGGGAAGTTCAAGTTCCTGGCTCAGGAGGAGCTTTCCCCTGAAGACTCCCAAGACGTTGAAGACCTCGCCACCGTGGCATCCGAGTGGTTGGTGGACCGGGAACTCAGCCTTCCGGATTTTACGTCCCGGCTGATCGACACTTTCGGAGATTTCGCGGAACCATTGGCGGGACACGTTTTCAACAAGGCCAACGAAATCTACCTGGAAGCATCGGAATCGTTGGAGAGCGGAACCGCCACCCGCAACCCATCGAGGCAGGAAGTCCTCGACGGCATTACTCCGGAAGGAGACACCCCTTCGCGGGAAGACATCTGGGCTCTGGCCCGCGCCCATGTGGTGGCAGGCCTTCGTGGCAACAAGGTGCTGAACGCTGTATTCGACGACCTTGCTCCCCTCTTTCCGGGGCTCACCCGTGAGCAAGTGGCTACCGATTTCACCGGCTATGGTAAGGTCACCTTGCCTTCGGACAAGGAGGTTCCGAAGGAGCTTAACCGCATCCGTAGCTTGGAGCGCATCGCGCTGAAGATTCTCGACGTGAAGTCCGGGAAGCCTCCGAAGAAGACGGGCTCGCAGCGAGGCGAACAGGACGTAGAAATCCGTGAACTGGAGAAAGAGTTCCGGAAACTTCTCAAGGAAAGCGGGATCCGAGTTACCGACCCTGCACGCCAGATCAAATCGACTCTCGGGGCGATCAAGCGGCGGATGCAAAATGAGATCGAGGAGCTTCAACGCGCCTTGGACAGCGGCAAACGTCGAGCCGAGAACTCCCCGGTTCCGGTCGAATACGATGAGGAAGCCGAAACGCTGAAGGAACAACTCGATCAACTCCGGAAGGACTACGAGGAAGCCTTCGGCGATAAGAAGCTGTCCGAAGAAGACCGCATCAAGATTGCGGAGAAATCCTTGGAACGACGGATTAAGACGGCAGAGGAACTCAAGGCCGCCGGACTCACTTCGAGGCCCCGGACCACGTTCTCTTCAGCATGGTCTCCTAACATCTCGGATCTAAATGCCCGGCTGAAGGGCATTCAGGACGCCAGGAAGGAGATGGCACGGGAATCCGGTGCCACGGACGCCGCACGTCTCGCCCGCCAGCTTGCGTCCATCAAAAACCGCAAGGTCGAACTGGAACGACGGATGCGCGAAAAGGACTTCTCCCCGAAGGCCAAGCCAACGCCATTGAAGAACTCGGAACTCGTGAAGGCCCGCTTTGAGTTGGAGAAGCTCAAGGCTGCCTACAACGAGATGCTCATCGAGCACGCGATCACGAACGCCAACTTCTCGAAGAAGCTCGCTTACAATATCCGCAGCGGGGGCAACCTTCTGAAGGTCACCACTCTTGGGGGCGACTTCGGGGTTCTGTTCCGTAACCTTGGTGGCGCAACCATGGCGTCCATCACGGAGGACATGAAGAAGCTGCTTCCCGGTGCCCGGGGCGCAGAAGCCCGGGCCAATGAATCGGCTTTCCTCAGCATGCTCAAACAAGGTGCCCGGGCCTTCGGAAGTGCGGAGTATGAGGCGGCCTTGTTCGACGAGATCATGCACCGCCCGAACGCAGCTTACGATCAGGCCTACGGCCTGAAGTTTGCTTCACCCTTCGACTCCGCACGGATTTCCACGGAGGACATCCCGGCGGCCAACCTTCTCGACAAGATCCCATGGTGGATTTGGCCAACTCTCGCGGGTGCCAAGATTGCATGGATCGCTTCGAACCCGGTCCTTGCTGCGGCCGTCGGCCTCTCTGGTGCCAAGATCGCAGGCCTCCTCGGGGTCAGCGTGGCCCAGAAGCCGTTGCTGCAAGCCCTCGATCGAGCCCAGCGGGCGATGACCAATCATGCACGGGCAACGCTGATGGATGCCATGATCGCTTCCATGCCGGATGAGACAGTCTCGATGGATGATGGCAAGGCGCTGGCCAAGGCCGTAATGATCGGAACCGGTCGAGGTGCCGTGAGGTCGCTTGAGTCTTTCATGCCGGCGCTCCAGACGATGACCCTCGCAATGAGGTTCTACCTCTCCCGTGTCCAAGCGCTCTCGGTTTACCCACTGTGGTCTGGCCCGATGTCCGCGGACGCCCGGAAGCAGATCGCCGGATTCTATGGCAAATCGGTTACCGGACGTGCGGCCATCTATGCGCTGCTCGCCCTTGCCTTCGGTAAGGCGGATGACGATGACCCGGAGGATACTGGGGTCGTTCTCAATCCGTGGAGCAAGGACTTCGGGAAGGTCCGAATTTCCAAGAACCTGATGGTGGATGTTGGCTCCGGTCTCCAGCAGTTTGCCGGAGCTTTCTACCGATCGGTCAGGGGCGGGGTTCAGGACAGGGAGGCGGGTGAAATCAAGGTGTACACGCCGCAAGAAAAGGCGAATGACATGCTGCGGTTCCTTGGGACCAAGCGGGCGCTCACCGTCGGCTTCCTGTGGGATACGTGGAAGGGTGAATATTATGGCGGGAAGCCCCGGACGATCGTTACCGCTCTGGATGAGGTCACGTCGATGATCATCCTGAACGACATGTATCAGGTCTATGAAGAAGGCGGCCCTGTAGGTGGAACCCTGGCGGCCATTCTCATGATGGCGGGCGGCGGGGTTACCGTTGGCAGCTTTGAGGAAGAGAAAGCCAAGTGGGCCGCACTCAGGAATGAAAAGGAAATCGAGCGTCAGGAACGCGGGGAAAGACTTAACCAATGAGTGAACCGAAGAAACTCGCCATCATCCAGGACTTCGAAAGCCCCCCGGGCGGATGGAAATACGTCGTCCCGGAGACCGGGATCGAACTGAAGGCCCCCTACGCGAAGTCGCTGAAGCAACGGATCGCCGCGCACCTCAACGCCAATGGTCTCCCGATGCCGGACTCCGATGTGCTCGACGACGCGATCTGCCGGCAGTCGGGCCACGGGGAGCCGTGGTGCGGCGGGGCGGTGAAGGCGGCTTCTGAGAATCCCCTTCTCACGATGGCCACGGTCAACCGGTTCCTCCGCACCGTGCTTCAGGCAGTCAAAGACCGGAAGTTCGTGGACACCGTTGAACGGGAGCGCCGGTTAGCGATCTGCCAGGCTTGCCCAATGCACACCACCCTGGGGACGGGCTGCCGTGGCTGCAATGCGGTCCTCAAGGCGATCTCCAAGGTGATCCCGATCGAGGAGGGCGGACTGAATGCCTGCCGGGCTTGCGGCTGCGCGACCTCGGTCAAGGCAGTTCTGGATCTCGACACTCTGAAGAAAGCGGAGGGCAGCAATCGTCCGCCTTACGCTCAGGGGTGCTGGATGCTTTCCGATCCTTGAGCCTGGGACCTTGGAATACCGGGATTGTAAGCGCTTCCATAATATCCATGCCGATCTTCAACCTGTATGAGATCGTATTCTTGGGAACTCCATATTTCTCGGCTAAATCAGGGATGAACCTCAAGGACCCGTCAGGCATGGTGACAGGTCGATTGCTTCGCTTATTACGCGCCTGTTCTTTGCTCGTGGCCCATCGGCAGTTGCCGGGTTCGTAGTTCTTTGACCAGTCGATCCGATCCAAAGAAAGCCCTTCGGGACGCTCGCCCATATCCTCGAAGAAATTCTCGAACTTCAGCCATCGGTCGCATACTCGAATGCCTCTATCGAAGTAATACTTTTTCGCGGTGGACCCATTCCCTCGGCAGATCATCCCCCACCAAGCTCTGTAGGTCTTCGTTAGGGACATCCTGTGGGTGTATTGCTTTTCGGCCCGGAAGCATTTGCATCCGTAGATTCGACCGGGCTTCAGGCTGCGAAGGTAGATCTCGTGTTCCTCACCGCAGTCGCATTTACAGACCACACGGCGGGTGAGTCTTATACCGTTGTTGTGGGGTTCGGCGTCTCGGATGATAGTTAGCTTGCCGAAGCGTTCCCCGGTGTGGTCGACCCATTTCCTCCGTTTGATTTCCTTCATACCGAAAACAGAAAGCCCGTCCGAAGTTCACCCCCTGCACCCGACGAATCGGAAAGGCGAGGCCCGGACGGGCAGATCTACTGAAGCTGGTTTGAGCCAGGTGCATTCCGTCTCAGAAGCCCGGACTCTAGCAGCCTATGTGATGTGGTCAAGTGCTCTCGGATTCCGGTTCCTCTTTCTCCTTGAAATCTCCATCGGCGTCGAGGTGGGGTGGAGGCCACCCGGCATTCCTGATGTTGCGGCTGCGGAGCCATCGACTCCATAGCCTCAGAGGGAGGTCGATCAGCATCCCTAGCAAGATGACCGTCCCGATGAACGTCCAGAAGCCGGAGAAAATGAATTGCAGGATGTCTTTCATAGCGGTCTCGCTTTCGGCCGATCATCGACCAGTGTCCCGAACGCCGCGGCGTCCATGATGATGTTGCACGAGGCGGCGACATGCGCGACGTGCGGCAGCCCGGAATCCGGGTCGAGGTCCTGCCCGTCGAGCACGGCATCGAGGTGCCTGCGCATCGCATGGAGGTAGGTCATCATCGGCACCTTGTTCTCCCTCCAATTCCACGGGCCGTAGCGCTCCGCCCCGAACTGGTGAACCTTGGCGGTGGCGTCCGCGGCGACCGGAGGGATTAGGGCAAGGGGAGTCTTGGCGGCCCCTTGGGCGACCTTCGGGGATTCAGGGACTTCGTTCATTTCAACAATCTCCGAAACACAGTCCCAATCATGGTCGCGGTCCCCGTCAATGTAACGGCCGTCCGAATCCCATGACGTACCGGACCACGGGCCTTCTCGAACCGTGAACCGGTCGATGCCCGAAATCATGGGACCTGCGATTTCCCCGTTCCGTAGCTGATAGGATTTCCTTTTTTCGAGTTTCATTGGATATGCTCTGGTTTGAATTCAATGCTGCCGCGCTGCATGGTCCCGCGTTCCGGCGCTTCGTCGTCCCGGTATTTTCTGAACCACTCGTTGCGGGCGGTCACGCATTCCGGGTGGAAGCGTCCGCTCCAGAAGTCGCCTTCCCACTTCCCGGCGACCACGGTTGACGGGTCTCCCTTGGCGATGTCCTCGCAGCACCAATAGCAGCGGCACGGCTTCCGGGTCTTGCGGACCTGGGTCTCGGAATAGAGTTCGGCGTAGCTCATGGTTCTTCTTGTGCGATTCGATAGCAACTTCGGCATTGCTCTCCTTTCGGAAGAACGCCGTGGCACAGGACGCAGGTCTGTGCGTTCCCGCAGTAGTGCTTTTCGCGATGGAAGCCGTTGACCGGCGTATCCCCGGCGGCACACATCGTGCAGCGTCCGTTCTCCCTGAACCATTGGTACCGGGCGTCGTTGATCGTGTCGTGCAAGTCACGAATGTTGCTTTCGCGAAGTTGTTCTCGTGTCATCATAATGCAAGACGGATAAGCGTGACACAGCTCACCGCCTCTTCCCGAAGGCCCCCTTGGTCGCTTGTTTCCGGTGCCGCGGCGGCCGGGAGCTGCCGTAGAGGCGTTTTTCCTCACGCCCGCGAAGCCGTTCCTTGTTGGCGACGGTGACCACGAGGGTTTCGTCGTTGCAGGTCATCTGATACGGATCGGTCGTCACCGCGAATTCGTCTTCTTCGATGGTGCGAAGATCGTATGCCTCGCGATCCGAAAACTCCGTCAGCGAGTTCCAGGTAGCCTCGTAGGCCCGGTTGTATTCGGACGTCGGGGCGTCCGGGTGTGCTTGCCGCCACAGGGCCATCCGGCGCTCGGTCTCCTGCGTGCGTGGGCTGTTTCCGAAATGGCTCATGGTTTCAATTTGTTGGGGTTAATCGGGTCTTTATCTGTCGCCGGATTCAGACCGAATTTCGTAGGGTCGATTCCATGCGTGATCATCGCGGCTTCCCACTTCTCGGCGGCTGATGCGGACCACTGGCGGTTGCCTCGCTCAAGGTCAGAGAGGAACGGGGCCGATAATCCCATTGATTTCGCCAGTGTTCGCAAGGAGATCCCGGCTTGCTCACGAAGTTCTCTGGCATACTTGCCGTTGCTCCGATTACCTTCAATGAACAGCCTGCCGCAATGGGCGAACCATTCGTCGTTGGCGACGATGCGTGACCGGAGGGGGCTCATATCGTCAAAAGCATTTCACTGGTTCCCCGGATGTCCGCCAGAAGGGACGCCAAGGCTTCCTCCTCGGTGTTCCCGGTGCCCGAGGCGTAGTTGTTCCGGTACATCGGGTGGAAGGGATTCTCGATACCGTTCTCGTCCCGGTGGTAGCTGCCGAACAAGGCGATGCCGACGCGGACCTCGTAGCGCGGCCGGCGCAGGTCACCGGGCTTGAGGTCCATCACGCGCTCCTTGTCGTCGAGTTCATGGAGGTAAATCTCCGTGACCCCTTGGCAGGCCAGGGCACCACAGGTCTCACCGGGCCGGATGATCCGGGTGTCCGGGACGGGATCGTCTTCGAAGTGGAGGGTTTTCATGGGTCTAAAAGTCCAGATCCCCGAAGGGCTTCTTTAATGGCACCTTCGATTGTCGGGTCGCCACATTCGTCCCATGGGATCTGCCAATACCCATCGTAGACGTAACAGCCGTTGGGGTGGGCCACGGTGATGTAAAAATCGTAGTGGTCTTCATCCTCGCCACGACGGGTCACGCAGATGTCGTGCTTCCGGTAAGTGGCGATGAACCCGATTTCCGAGTAGTCCCGGACTTTTCGGATGATCCGACGTTTGCCGTCGATGTTCAGGCAGAGGCTCATCGCCCACTCCTTTCTTCGGTGAGCTTCCACGCGGCCATCAGGGCTTCCCCGAGCGGTGTGAAATACATCAGATCGTAAACCATCACCGGGCAGTCCGGTACGGCCGACATCGGAGCATCAGTTGATAAAAGTATGACTCCGGCATCCTCGCCTTCGGTGACGACGATCTCCTCCAGTTGGGAGCGCACGGATGCAATGGTCCGCCGCAGTCGCCGGTTCTCGGTCTTCTCCTCGGCAGCTTCCCGGATGGCGTGCATCAAGGCCTTCCGAAGCGCTGGGGCGTCCATCTTCCGGGTGTCCGGGTAGCCGTCGAGATCAGGGTCGATGGGTCGGTTCATAGTGAGGCAATGAGTCCTTCTTTACTGTCGAACAGAAGCTCCTCGTCATGCATGGGTGCGAGGTCTTTCTGATTTGGGGCGAAAACATGATACCTAACGTGAACGACCACACCCCTCCTGGAATCTTCGGAAACGTAAGGCTCGATTCTCAGGATCTTGGCAAGCAATGCCTTATTGGCATGCATCAACCAGACCTCCTGACCGACGTTGAATTTGGTTTCAATGGTCATGGGTGATACTCGGTTACCGTGGTGATGGTCTGTTTGATCGGAACCCACTCTTCGCCGGGCTTCCTCTCCTTTCTTCCGATAGTCTCAAGGCAGTCGTTGCGGTCCCAATGCTCGCCGGTATCGCACACCCATTTGCCGTCTCTGAACAGGCGGACCATCCATCGGGTTTCGGTCTTAGTTTCAGGGGGTCGGTTCATTTCAGGTTCGCTTTGAATTTAGTTTTCAATGCTCTCCGCGACAGGATCTCGGTCGCCATCTTGCGGACGATCGGGGCGACATAAGCAGTGGCGTACCAGCAGTTCGTATCGGTCGGGGTCTCGCAGGCTTCCAGAATCCCGTTGAGCTGGCGCACGGTCATCTTCTCCAGATCGTCCTCCATGGCCTTCCAGTGTTCGGCGAAGGGCCGGAGTTTCCGAAGCAGGGAATTCGTCTTGCGGGTGTTTGGCTTATGGCAGCCGAGGAGTGTCTTCATAGGCGTGATGTCTTCGGTCTATCGGATTACCAAAAATTAGTAAAGAGGTTATTTCCCGGCATTTTTCACGGGCGCGGATTTCCATTTTTCGGTCACCATGGAGACGGCGTCCGCAACACTCCGGGCGATGCCGCCGATTCCTCCGAGACGGTTCACCATCTTCAGAAACCGTCCCTGCGATTCCTTGCGATCTTTAGATGTGGAGTCCTTTTCCTTCTTGGTCTCGATGGCACAGAACACCCCGATCGTCTTCCCGACGTCCCCGGCAGTGACAACGTGTGGCACAATGCCGATGAGGTCCGAGGTCCCCGGAACCCCGATCTTCACGGGGCGTCCATCCATGGTGAGGAACGTCCCCACCTGGTAGCGGAGGAACACGCCCGCCTGTATTTCAGAAAGCTTCAGCCTGATGTCGGTCTGGATCTGTGATTCACTGCTCATCCCGGTAGTTCGCTGATGTCAATGGGTCTCCCCCGGAGGACCTTTATGGCCCAGAAGTGAGGTCTCTTGTATTTCCTCGCCTTCGCAATGGCGTAGAGTTCCGGGTAGGTCTTGGCTTTCTTCACTTCGATCCTCTGCTGCTCCTTGGTCTGCTCGATCTCCACGAGTTTCCCGTCGACGTGCTTCAGTGATTTGAAAGTCTTTTCTTTCTTCGGATATTCGTAGCCGCAGTACGGACAGACCGGCTTGCTGAGATGAACGGAAAAGCACTCTTCGCAGGTCCTCGTTGGCGGAGCTTTTCCCTGCATCACTTTCTTCCCGGCATCCAAGGTCCAGTGGTGATCGGTCGAGGCAAAGCCGTGCTTCACCATCCAGCGTCCATTGACCACGCTGCCCACGTTACCCACGTGGTCGAGGACGTAGGTATGGTCCTTTCCCGAGGACATCCGCAGCCCTCTTCCGATCTGCTGGAGGTGGAGCGCCAGGGACGCCGTGGGGCGTAAGAGCTGGACGGCCGTGACCGACGGAACATCGAGGCCCTCACCAATCAGGTCACAGGAAGTGATCACCTGATACTTCCCGGTGCCGAGTCCCGTGATCCGGTCATCCCGGTCATCATCACTCAAGTTTCCGTCGACCGCTGCGGCCCGGTAGCCGGCGGTTCGGTATTGCTCGGCAACGTGATGGGCGTGGGCCACGGACACGCAAAAAACCAGCATAGGGGCACCATCGCAGATCTGCCGGTAGTGGGTGATGGCATCCCCGGTGATCTGGGGTTCGTCCATCACTTCCTCGGATTGCTTGGTCGAGTAGTCCCCCGCCTGAATCTTCAGCTTCGACGTGTCGGCCTTGATCGGAGGGGCGTAGTATTTTGCGGGAGACAGGAAGCCGTTGTCCGTGAGAAACGTGTTCGTGGGGCCGAGGATCAGGTCGTCATAAACAGACCCGAGGCCTGCACCATTGAGGCGGCAGGGGGTTGCCGTGACGCCGAGCTTCCGGGCGTCCGGATAGTAGTCGAAAATCTTCCGAACTGTCGGACTGGTCCCATGGTGTCCTTCGTCGAGGATGATGAGGTCCGGCTCCGGGAGTTTCGCCAGCCTGCGCACGATGGTCTGTGTGGACGCCACGAGGACCTGTGCGCTGAAGTCCGGTTGCACGCTGTGACGGATGCCGAAGGACTTCAGCGTCCGTGAGGCTTGCGCGAGGAGTTCCTGCCGGTGGGCGAGGATCCACACGCGCTTGCCATCGACTACCTCGTTCTCCGTGATCTTGGAAAACACGACGGTCTTTCCTCCGCCCGTCGGAAGGACGGCGAGTGGCCTCCGACAGCCGAGGACATAGGACATCTCGATGTCCGAGACGAGCATGTCCTGATATGGCCGGAGAGTCGGGGTCATTGCGGCAGCTTGTCCGTGACCTCGCGCTGCCAACGGCGGCCGAGCATGAGGATCTTTCGGCGGGCCTTCTTGAAGGCCTTACGGTCTCCCGCCAGTGCGGCCGCCCGGGATTCCTGAAGCAGGTCCTCGAAGATCGGGTTCATGAAGTCCATCTCGGCCTTCATCTGTTCCAGTTCCTCCTTGCGACGGAGTTCGCGTTGACGCCGGGCTTCCAGCTTCCGGGTCTGCAACTTCAGGCAGACGCGGATGAGCAGGAGCAGCGCGTAGACCGTGCCGAGGGTGATCAGGAGTTCCACATGGACCTCCTCTTATCCATGTTTTTAGCACTCACCCCTCTTTTTGGAGGAAGTGAAACTGCCGCTTCATCAGGCCATCCATAGCTCCTCCGGTCCCGAATTAGCTGGACACTTATCCCATATTCAGAAGCCCATTCCAAAGTAGTTTTAGTTTTTCCGAAGGCGGTTATCTTCAGTGATCGTTCCCGATTGTATGCTTGCTCTTGAGGGGTAGCCCATCGGCAATTTTCGGGGGAGTAAGGGCCGTCGTTGTCCTTGCGGTCCAAGGTCCTCCCTTCGGGGCGTTCGCCCATGTCCTTGAAGAAGGCTTCAAATGAATCCTTCCACCTGTCACACATGGTAATCCCTCTGCCTCCATACCTTTTGAAACTCCGGGTGTTTGGGTTGTAGCATCTCCTTTTAATGGCCGCCCATATTCCGTAAGATTTGGTTTTAGTCATGCCGTGGGTGGTGCTACGATCCCGCAGGACTTTCGTGTGGAAACACCCACAAGAGGTAGTACCTCCGCGTTTTATTGAGGCAAAAGACAGCCTCTTTCTATTGCCGCAATCGCACAAGCAAAGCACGTGTCTAGTATCGTTCCCGCGGTGAGCCTCCGGTTTTTCCGCCTCGCTCAAAATCGTCAACATGCCGAATTTCGCACCTATGGGGGTGGGGGACTTTCCTCGTCGGGTCTTCTTCATTGACGTGTATTCTTCAGGTGATTCTTGATCCGCTTTCCGATCTCCTTGCGTTCGGCCCGCTGGAGCGCGACGACCAGCTTGTGGACGATCTCGGTCTCCCGGATGCGGTCCTTGCCGCGTTCCAGTTCGACGAGGATGGCCCGCTTCAGGGTGACCGGAGTCCGGGCGGTCTTGAGCCACTCGCGCAGGCAGAGGGCGTTGCTGAACGCGAGGCTGCGGCGGTGGGCGTCGGTGACTTCCGGGGTGTCGGGGAAAATGTCGGTGGGGTTCATCAGTCCTTTAGGTAGAAAGGCACATGGGAGCCGGAGCTTTCCAACGGAAAATCGTGCGCCCATGGTTGTTTGCGGCAAAAGGCTTCCATGAAGCTTTCCAGTGAAAGGCCGTTTTCCATGCCGAGGATTTCATCGTGAATAATCATGCGAATATCATGGCCGTCTTCTTCCGCTTGAAGACATCCGTAGTTCAGGAAGTCCGCCCCGATCGCTTGGCAGGCATTCTCAAAAAGTCGGCTTCCCCACGTATAGATCCTCGACCAATGGCCTGAGAGCGGGACTTTGCCGTAGAAGGAAATCGAGTCCGCATAGTAGCCTCCCCGCTCCCGCTTCCACGGGTCCTCTAACATCTGCTCCTCAGAGTATTTGCGGAAGACTCTCTTTACCTCCGGTCTCGGGTAGTATAGTCGACGACCGCTGGGGAGCCTCATCACAAGGTAGATGATCCCGGCAAATCGCACACGGCCGAACGCCAACTTCCCGTTGGCCACGAAGGTCGTCTTGCCTTCAGTGATGGCGTCCTTGGCTGCGGTCTCCATGGCGTCCCAGCATTCGGGGTATTTGCTGAAAACCCGGCGGAACTCGGAGACGTTAGCATTGCACTCCTTGAGAGGCTTTTCAATTCCCATGCCTCGCAGGGAATCCCGCATCCCCTCTCCCCCGGTACCATAGATACACTGAAGTTCGAGAACCTTTCCAACCTGCCGCTGGTCTTTGGTGACCTCTTCGTAGGGGATCTTGAAAGCGATTTTGGAAGCCATCACCTTGTATTGGCATTCCCCACGGAGGATTGAATCAAGCTTGTCCTTCTGTCCGCAAAGCCACGGTCCAATGCGGCTTTCCACTCCGACGAAATCGGCTGAAAGCATCGTGCCTTCGTGCGGCTGGATGAAGTGACGTGCACAGGAGGCGATCACTTCCAAGGGGGACTCCCACAGCATGCAGAGTTCCTCCAAGGAGCACCCGTCACAGATCAGCGCGTAGGCCGTCTTCGAGTCCTCAATGGTGGACTTCTTCATGTTCTGCGGCTGAATGAGTCGCCCGGTTGCCCGGCCGGTTCGGGCACCGTGGTAGAGAGTGGTGCCGCGGACATAACCGTCGTCACAGGCGCAGGCCAACATCGCCGGGATCTTCTTCAGCGCGGCGAACGAAAGCAGGCTTCGCATCTTGAGGGCTTCCGCACCTTCCGGTGTCAGGTTGCTCGTGTCCTCAAGGGCCTTGTCGATCGTGTCCGCCTGAAGGTTCTCCCCCGTGTAGCCCCGCTCCTGCAACCATGGGAGCAGTCTCTTGCCTTGGGTATGCGCGAGGCCCGTGAGATTGATGAAGCGGTTGCCGAGGCGTTCGCTGTACTGGTTGGCCAGCTTGTCCGCGTGGGCAAGGGCCTTCCGGTTGACCGGCACTCCCTTGTAGTTCATCCGGAGATCGAACTGGAAGGCCGCGAGTTCCTCCCCCGTGAGTTCGAACTTATGGAGCTTGGCAGCCAAGGCCCGCTCGGCGATCACATCCTTGCGGCAATATTTGAGGAACATCCCCCATGCTTTGCGAAGGGTGACCAGTTCACCCTGTACCTTCACCAACCAGTCCCACCGGATCATGTCTTCCTCCAACGGGAGGTAGGTCTTGTGGTTCTTCGGCTTCCGGCCCGCGGTAAACTTGCCATTCTTCAACGGCTTGATGGTGTCGGGGTCCTTGGCTCCCGGCGGCGGGAACAAGGTGACCGCTTTCTCCCCCTTGCAGAAGATGTCGATCAGATCGTCGCCGGCTGCGTCCTTGTCTTCCGGGAGGTCGAGGTCTTGCAGGGCCTTCTTGAGATTCGACCGGAGGGCGGCCCGGTTGCACATGGCCATCGAGCACCTCCATTGGGAAAGATCCGGCTCCGGGATGCCGAGTTGCCGGGTGAGCACATATCGGGAAACGGCTATCTCGAACTGCGCATTGAAAGCCCGGATGACCGACTTGGTCTCCACGGCTTCACGGAACAGGTCAAGGGCTTCCTCGGACTCCATGCCATCCGGGTCGAGGGAATCCCACACCAGTACGGGACCGTCATCCTTGCAGATGGCGAACATGAGGATGCGGGTGCTCGGATCGTTGGCATAGCGATACCCGCCTACCGCTGACAGATCGGCCTCACTGCTCGTTTCATAGTCCAATCCGTAAACGCTCATCCTTCTACCCGGAAAGCCTGCCACCGGATTTCCCAGTGGCAGGCGAGTCTAACAACCGGTCACCCGGCGGACGGATCAATCGTCGTCTCCGAGATCGACGTCCTCACCATCGAGGTCATCGTCCTCGTCGTCATCCGGGAGGTCGTCGGCGGACGCCGTGGAGCCCGCGAACGCGGTGTCATCCTTGGCGAACTGGACGATCTCCAGCGAGGCGCAGATCTTGTCGAAGCGCTTCGGCTTGTAGAAACCCACCACGATGTTGACCCAGCAACCGGAGTACGGGAACTGGTCGTGGCCAGTGTCGATGACGCCTGCGGACTTCTTCTTGCCGAGCACCTGCGGACGCTTCTGGTCCTCGTTGCGGTTGGCGGAGAAGAACCAGTGGCCCTTGTATTCCTCCGGCACGTCCTCGGCCTTGTCACCATCCTGGAGACAGATGTCCTTGGCCTTGAACTTCACCGTCGGGTTGGCCTTCTTGATGCGTTCGATGTCCGCATCGACCTTGGCCTTGGCCGCCTTGCCCTCGGGAGTATCCTTCGGGATCAGGGCCACCATGCCGTAGCGCTTCTTGCCATCGGGCTCGCCCTTCACCGCTTCCGGCTTGGCCAGCTTCAGGAAAGAGGCACGCACTCCAAGCAGGGTCACTTGTCCACCTTTTTCTTTGGTATCGCTCATCGTATTTTCTGTTTTCGAGTTACTTCTATCGTTTCCGGGATCCTGCCTCCCGTCGGCATCGTGTGGTGAAATCTTTTACCCGAGCATCGCCTCCTCGTCGATGTCCTCTTCCTCTTCATCAGGGAGTTCGTCGACCAGCGAGGAGACCTCGGGGCGGCTATCGTCCAGCGTGGCGATCGTCTTCTTGGCGTCCGAGCGGCTGATGAGGTTGGCGAAGGTGGTGGCCGTCCGCTTGACGTTCTCCATCTTCTCCGCGAGGGCGGGGATCTTCTCGACCTTGGCTGGCCCGAGCAGCTTCTCCTCGGTATACTCGTCCTTCTTGAGGCCCTGCCCCCGGAGGAACGTCATCACGGCCTTCTCGTCCTTCCACTTCCTATCGCCGGATCGACCGTACACACACTTCAGGCCCTCGATTTTCTCGCCTCCGAGGACCCGTGCCTTGAGGTGCTCCTCGATGTCCTCCAGCAGCTTCCCGATGGCCGAGGAGTTGCTCCACAGGGCCACCATCTGGTCATCGGTCAGCGCGGAGACGCGGCCGTTGCTGGCGAACTCCAGCCGGGAGATCAGGCGTTCGACGACCGGCTGCGCACGGAAAGCCTTCTTGGTGGTGTCCGGGATCTCATCGTCGTCCGGGAGTTCGGCCAGCAGGTCGACGCCGGAGTAGCTGGCGTCCGGGTTGTCGAGCACGGAGGTCAGGTACTCGGCACGGGCAGAACACATGCTGCGAACTGGACAGAAGGCTCCACAGGTATCTTCGGAGGCATAAAACACCGTGTCTTTGCCCGACCGGACTTTGGCCGCGGCTTCCTCGATTGGCCGGACGAAATCCTCCAGATCCTTGCGAGTGATTATCCACGGCTTGAGGTCGGCAGCTTCGTGGTGGTTCGGCTGATAGGCGCGGATGTTAACCACGTAGTCGGGGCCGAAGGACATCAGCCCGTCGTCCTCAAGGTCGCGCATCCGGTTAACGGCGTAGAGGGCGAATTGTTCATTGTCCACGTTGCGCACCAGCTTACCGCTGCCTGCCTTCAAATCGCGAAGGTAGCCGATCTCCTCGGTCCATACGTCGAAGTCCGAGGTGCCGGTGTCCCCCGGGCTATGGCGCAGGTTGACCTCAGACTCGATATACGGGCGTTCCCCTTCAGGAACTAGTGCAAGACAGTGGTCGACGTAGCCTTCGACAGTGAAACGAAGCTCCTCGGGAATCTGGTCGCGGGTCTTCTTACCTTCGAAGATCCATGCGGCCCAATCGTGAGCCCTGGTTCCAGATCTTGAGGCGACCGAGCCTTCCGAACGCCAGATATCCTTCTGCTGTTCCTTCGTGAGCTTGGCGACCTTGACCTTGCCATCATGGATGTCGGCGGCGAGTTTGATCGCCCGCTTCTCGTGATCCTTGAGTTCTTCGGCAGGCAGGGACTCCAGATACGATGTCAACCGGACCACGCTCTGAACGGCCATCAGAAACAGCTTGTCCTTGTTGGCGGCTTCCAGTGCCGGGCCGGCGGTGCAGCGGGACCATCTGCCTGCGCTTGATGGTGACAGGCGACTGTGCTCATTGTCGGATCCAGAGGTCCGGGCGTTCGTGGTGTTGGACATTTCGGAGGTTGTTTTTCGGACTATCGTTTCTTGCGGGTGACCGTTCTTCATCTCCGTGCGGATCACTAGATGGTCGCAGCCGCAGTGCCGGGGGAACGGGCGTTCGGAGGTCATTGGAAAGAAGTGGCAGGACGGATTTCGCTACACCTGCTTCGGTGCTGCTATGCTCCACGTTGGCTAATCCCGGCGGACTCCTACATCCGTTGGTCCGGGAGTGGTGGTCACGGCGTTCATCCGTCCTGCCATTTTGGAAATCTCGGGGTATTGGACGCCGGGGCACCTCCTTTTCGTGGGCACCCCGGCGTCCGTTCTTCCCTCCCCAGGGAATCTGTCAGGCGATGGCCGCCTTGAAGTCTGCGAGGAACTTGGCGAACTGGTCTTCCGACAGCAATGGCAGCGATGCCTTCTGATCCGCATCGACTGCCCCTGCTGCCTTGAGCAGCTTGCTGAAGGAAGTCTTGATCAGGGTGATCTTGGCCTCGTCACCGGCTTCCTTGGCTTCCGCGGAAGCCGTGCGGAAGAAGTCCCTGATGTCGGCTTGGGTGACCTTGGGTGCCTCTTCCTCGCCGCCGAGGTCGGCTTCCTCCTCTTCCTCTTCTGCCGGGGCTTCCGGTTCAGGTTGTGGCTCCGGTGCCGGTTCTTCCTTGGGCTTGTCCTTCTTGTTGCCCTTCGGCTTGGTCTCCTTGGGTGCCGGAGTTTCGGCAGCGGCAGGATCGGCCGTGACCGTGGTGGGCGTCTCACGGAGGGCGAGGAGCCGGTCGTTCTGTTCGATCAGACGTTCGTTGAGAGCGTTCTGCTTTTCGAGGGCATCGGCGACACGGCCGAGCGATTGTTCAAGTGACATGGTTGTCGTGGTTTCTGGTTCGGGGTTGGAAAATCAGTAGGAGGATGTCCGGGGGAGTTTAGCAATGGGGCCGACGTCTGCGGCTTTCCGGGTCACCTTGAGAATGCCTTTCTTGTAGAACTGGCGGCGGGATTCGTGGCTTCGGGTTAGCAGGTTTCCTTTGCCATTCCGGTTCCAAGGTTGCACGAGGATCGTCCCCATGGACTTCCACCGTTTGTCAACCAGTCCTCCGGTAATGCTGATCACGACGCCCTTGGTGTACCGGAAGGCTGTGTCGCACACTTCGACCTCATCGCCGACGGCGACTCCAAAGTATTCGCTAGTGATGCGTTTGTTCTCCTCGAACTGTGCGTCACGGATCTTGCTTGCTTCTTGGAGGGTCTTCCAAGAGGCGCGGAGTTGGCGTGTGGCTTCTCTGGTTGTCATGGTTGGCGTGATGTCTTGTTAGGTGACGCGGGGAGATTTACCAAAAATTGGTAAACGGTCAAATGGTTTCGTCGGGAATCTGAAGAATCCTGTTGGAAGCGATCTCGAAATACCTCGGGTCACGCTCAATCCCGATGAAATGGCGTCCGGTGTTCCGGCATGCGACGCCCGTGGTCCCAGACCCCATTGTGTTATCGAGAACCATCTCGCCCGGAAGCGTGTAAGTGCGGATCAGATACTCCATCAGGGAGACGGGTTTCTGGGTGGGATGTATTTGATCCTGCCTACGCCACTTTTGTTGGAAGAAAACCACGGAATCAGGGTAACGCGTTCCTTCGTTGACCGTGGTCGAATCCCCTCGTCTTCCGAGCCCCGTTTGGTGGTTGTTTATTAAGGGGGCTTTTCGAATCCTGCAATACGCATCTCCGGCCTTCATCTGAGGGTAGTATGAATACTTGCCGTAGCTAAAAACGAGGACGGACTCATGCTTGGCCATAGGTCTTCTTTTTGCTGTGAAGGCGCTCCCAGACTTCGACTTGTGCCACACCCATTCGTGTTTGAAGGCTTTCATATTACTCATCACGAGCGTCGAAGTGAAAGGTTGGCTCGCTGTCAGAACGATCGCCGCGTTCTTCTTGCAGACCCGACGGTAGTGCGCCCACAACGGTTCGAACGGAATCACGGAGTCCCACTTGCATGCGGTTGTTCCGTACGGGAGGTCGCACAACACCATGTCCACCGAGTCATCGGGGATCTTGGCCATGAGTTCGAGACAGCATCCTTGCATCAGCCGGGGCTTACGGACGCCGGGCTCCGGACGCAACAGGTCGTCCATCATTATGAGGGAGGGAATCATCAAATGGTTTCGTCGGGAATCTTTCCGTAGCGCTCCATGATGATGTCGAGCGGGTGCCCGAACATCTCGTCGTAGTTCTCCTGGTTGATCCAGATCTCCCCCTTGCCGGAGCCGTTGACCGCGAACCGCTGGCCGTTGTCGAACGGTTGGTAGCCGAGGAGGTAGAGGAAGTGGGAGGGGTGGCCGTTGTCCTTCAGGGAGATCGAGTTCGACTTGAGGTGGCGCACGAGTGCCGGGAGGTAGATGATGTCGTCGCCGACCAGCGGGATCTTGTCGCTGATGGCCTCCCGGATGTCGCGTTGCAGGAAGTTCTCGCTGGCGCGGATCATCTGCTCGCGCCACGGGGTCACCGGGGCCTCGCCGTTCGGGTTGAAACTACTACGGATCTCGTAGTTGAGGAAGAACTGGCGGATGGCCCCGCCGAACTCCGAGATCACCTTGCCGTGGTAGTCGAAGTTCGGCATCCCGTGGACCGTCTTCGCGGACAACCGGAGGACCTGCTGCTTGCTCTGGACCTTGCTCTTGACGACCCACCAGCGGCGGTCGCTCTCCTCAAGGTAGAGGGCGTTATGATGGTTGGTGTAGGCGATGTAGTTGACCGTGTTGGGGACGGTCACGATGTCCCGGAACTTCTGGTGGATCGCGGTGTCGTCATTCGTGATGAGGGGCTTGAGGCAGTTCATCACCGACGGCCGGTCCTTGCCCTGCACGTGGATCTCCTCCAGCGTGACCAACTGCGCCCCGGCGGCCCAGTCGTTGTGCTTGCCGTCGAGGTCCTTCGGATAGACGACCTTGTGGTTGGACTTCCCGATGCCCGCGGCGATGTAGCCGGAGATCAGCGACTTGCCCGACCCCTGTGCCCCCTGGATGCAAGGGACGTGGCGCATGCGTTCGCCGGGGAACTGGAACAGGTGGGCGATCCAGTCGAGGAGGTGGAGGATGTCCTCGTTGCGGGCGAACTGGTCCTTGACGAGGCGGTTGAACGCCTTCCCGGCCTTCTCGGCGTTCCTGACCGCGTGGTCGTCGACCCGTGGCAGCGAGGCCGCCCGGTACTCGTTGACAAAGTGCCGGTCGTCGCCGGGCATCCGGAAGAAGTGGTTCTCGCCGCCGAAGCGCGGATCATAGACCATCGCGTCGACCTTGGTGATCATGCCCTCGGTGTTCAGGGCGAAGTCCTTGGCCGACATCGCCGGACGCCCGGAGGCCGAGGTGTCGTTGGCCATCGCCATCATCTCGCTGTTGAACGTGTGGTTGAAGGCCTCGGGGGTCAGCATGATGCCGGTGGCCGTCGAGTAGAACTTGTCGAGGGTGGAGATGTAGCACCACGGGCGGATCCAGATCGGCCGGTTGCCGGAGGCGGCCTCGGCACGGGCGACCCGGCGTTCCTTGTTGACCGACTTCAGGATGGCGGAGACCTCGATCCGCGGTCCCTTGAGCTGCTGGATGCGGGCTTGCAGGGCCTTCGCGATGGCCTGCTCCGAGACGTCGTTGCGGAAGGGCATCGCGGCGATCCACTCCGGTCCCTCGATCATCAGCAGGTTCGCGTCACCGCACTCCTGAATCCGTTCCTCGACGCTGTCCTTGAGCTTGGAGACGACCTTGGTGTTGACCCATCCTGCGGCGATCGCGGCACTGAAGATGGTCCGGATGGTGATGGACCGGCGACCCTTGGCCTCGGGGCGGAACGAACGCCAGCGGTCATAGCAGTCCTGCTCCCCGACAAACTTGCTGCCGGTCTCGCTCCATTCGACGAAAAGGTTGTAGGCTTCCTGGGCTTCCTCTTCCTCGCGGAAATTATGTTTGAGGCCGGCTGCGATCTCGTACCATGTCTGCCGGTTGCAGTCCGCGTCGATCCGGAAGAGGGGCTCCCGGATGTCCTCGACTGAAAGCCCGTAGACCGGGAGATTCTCAAGATCGGAGTCCTCGTCGCCCGTGAACTTCTCGTAGGCGTAGATGCGGTCCACCTCTTCCACGATCTCCTGCGGGAGGTCGCGCAACTCCACGGCGTCCCCGTTGACGCGGGACGAGATGATGGCATTGAAGTCCTCGCCCTCCAGCTTCACCGGGCGATAGAACGGCTGGCTCAGGCGGAAGGATTCGGAGTGTCCTTTCCAGAGGTGCGGGAGGCCGATCCGGCGGGAGAGATAGAAGGCGGCCCGCTTGTGGTTCGACGGGTCGCAGGGCTCCATCAGCACGATGATCCGGACCCTCGGTTTCTCGGGCGTGGAGGACGCCGTATGATAGCAGATGTACGAATACGGGAATAGCGCATCGCCCAACACCCCGGGGGCCTCGACGAACTCTTTCGCGACTTCCGGGTCATCAATGTCGAAGCAGACCAACTGGAGGAGATCGGCGTTCTCGTTGTTGCGCTTGGTGGTGCCTTCCTTGAAGGAGCACGCGCAGACATACGGGCACTCCTTGGCCTTCTTCTGCTCCTCCTCGGTGAGGGCGTTCCAGTCGGCCCGCGTGTAAGGCAGGGACACCGGCTTGTCGAAGTGGTGGTCGACCAACTCGGCGAAGGTCTTCACGTCGAGCTTCCGGATCGGGGAGGTCAGCTTCGAGCCACCCCAAAATTCTCGTCGGGAGGTGCTCATGGGAGGTTTGTGATCAGGCGTTTTCCGATCCATGCCATGCAGGGAACGGCCATCGAGTTTCCGAGGGCTTTGTAGCGGGGACCGTCAGGGCACATGGCCGCAGGCTTGCCTCGCCAAGGGATCAGGGTGTGATCGTCCGGGAAGCCCTGAAGCCGTTCACACTCGCGGGGGGTAAGTCGGCGGACGGCGGAATGTAGTTGGACAGCTTGGACTTCGGCACGTGCTTCAAGTGTGTAAGAGTAATCGTCCGACCTGATGCCAATTCCGTTAGGACCAATGTTGGGGTTCTCTTTGATGGCTCCTGCTTGGATAGCGACCGCCACCTGACCTCCGCCATTCGGATGACTTCCGTGATGACCCATGCTGCGGAGTGTCGGACTGACAGTATCGGCGTCTCCGCCGTGGTCCTTGCATGAGAAGGCGATCGTCGGAACGCCTTGTCCGGGTTTACCTCCGCCTGTGGAAATCGCACCGCAACGCTGGCCATCTCCACCTTCCAACCGCACTTCGGCACGACTGTTCTCAGCGAAAGCCACGGGCACCAATGGCGTCCCGCGTCCCGTGCCGTCCTCGCTGGCGTCGAAGCCTTCGCCTTTCAAGGTGTGGGCGATGATCGGGGTTTGGCCCTCGTCCAGCGTGGAATTGATGCCCTTGTGCATCCGTTGCGTGAGGCAGTTGGCGATTTTGTAGGGCTGTTCGACCGGAACTACGCAGTCCTGCCCCCGTGTGTCCCCGGTGCGCTCGGTGACCCGGCCACTTGCTGCAATGCATGGCGCAAGCTCGTAGGCAGCTCCTTCCCGCGCTTGGCGGCTCGGCGCAGAATCCCGGCGCAGGCCGTCGGACTCAAAAAGAACCGCTGCGGGACAGAATCCCGTTCGAGCACTTGCGACAAGGAACACACGGCGGCGTCGTTGGGCCACTCCGAAGTACTGGGCGTCGAGGACCCGCCACGCGATTGTCCTTTCGGGTCCACACACAAGACCAGCGTTCGTCCACTTCTTCCCTGCCGGCTGGAGTGCGTCGTCTTCGCCGGCCAGTGCTCCAAGGAAGCAACCGAAGGCATTGTCCTTGGTGTTGAGGACTCCGGGGACGTTCTCCCACACGCAGATGACGGGAGGCAGTCCCCGTCGGCGGCGGATTTCATCAATATGGTCGAGGAGGTGTGCATAGATCAAAGTAAGGTTGCCGCGTTCGTCACCGAGGGACTTCCGGAGGCCCGCGACCGAGAATGCTTGGCACGGCGTGCCGCCGACGAGGACATCCACTTGCGCCAGAAGATCCTCCGGCCAGTCGCGCCACTTGGTCATGTCGCCGAGGTTCGGGACGTCGGGCCAACGGTGCTTGAGCACCGCGCAAGGGAATGCCTCGATCTCGGAGAAAGCAACCGGACGCCCACCCAGCGAGTGCCACGCCATGGTGGCGGCCTCGATGCCTGAGCAGAGAGAAAGATAACGGAAGGTAGTCCTTGGAAGGGGCAATGCACCCAAGGCGTCCATGAGGGGCCAGCAGATCATGCTGCACGCTCCTCTCCGCGACGGGTGGTGAACGGCGCACGGCGAATCGGCTTCCCGGGCTCGCTGAAACTGCGGCCACAGAAGAAGTAGTAGACCAGCTCCGCGGAAACCGCGTTCAGGGACGACGAGGCCCCCGAGATGAACCGCCAGAGGGGTTTGTAGGGGACACCTGCCTTGAGGGCGATCTCGCTGAGAGATAGAGGGCTGTTGGCTACGAGCCTTTTGATTTCAAGGTCGACGGGAGGGGTCTTGAGCATGACAGTGCGGGGCGCATGATTAAGACGTGCCCTCCGCATGGTCAACTCCGATTTTCCATTTTCGGAAAACTTGACGGAAGGGTCTGCTAGAGTTAGGGACTTCCGGCGTAATGGTCTCCGGCGATTAGATCGCCTTGGCACGACCTTACGCTTCTGCTAACCTCCTCCCGATATGCCTGTGCAAAAAGCATCCGCAAGAATTGCAGTTGAGCCTCAAGGCGATACCGCAGTTATGCCCAGAGTTATTCACAAACCACGGGTGGTCGTGTGCGCCGCCCTCCGCCACCGGCAGCACGCCAGCAGGATCATCGCGAGCGTCCACCACGGCGACCCGGTCGCCGTGAACCAGATGCACCCGATGGAGAACCCCGGGGACTTCGAGGTTGGATTCCTCGACAACCGCGGGGCGTTCCTCACGCGGGCCGAGGCGGCGGATGTCGCCGTGGCCGCCGGGCAGGTGGAAGCGGGGAACACGCTGCTGATGTCCGAGGAACTTTTTTGAACTACTACGGATCTAGTAATATGGTTGTCTCCCTCCTCCAACAATCGGCCCGCGAGAAGATCCTTTCCGAAGGATTCGATCTGAAGGGCAACCCGGGAGCCGGACTGTGCCACATCAAGCACTGCCGGAACAGGCACGCCGGGCCAAAGAAGAAACTGGGGGAAGTAAGGTTCTGCCACCGGTGCTGGCAGAAGCGATGGCGTAGGAGGGACTACAAGCAGGCGGCCTACTCCACTCTCCGGGATCACGCTATCGCCAGGAAGATCGGGTTCACGCTATCCTTCAAAAAGTTTGTCGAGATCACGGACGCCGCGGGTTACTGGGACCAAGACCCCGAGTGTGAAGGCGACCGGCTGACCGTCGATCGCCGCGAAATGTCCGGGTCTTATTCGGATGACAACGTGCGGGTGATCACCAAGAGCCTCAACAGCCAGCTAGGAGCCCGGGAGAAGTGGCTCCCTGAAAACGTGAAGGCCATCCTCGCCCGGAAGCGCGGCGGCCCGGCGTTCGCGATGACCGGAGCCCGGGAGGACAGTTGGCTCGGGGGATGTGAGGAACCGTTCTAACGAAGCGCCCCGGCTGCGGGAGGTGCAGACGGGGCGCGGGTATCAATTCCTTGGGGTAGGGCTTAGGTGGCTCGGTCAAGTGGCATCACCTCTCTTCCTGGGCGAATACATCACCGGGATTCCGTTGATTTCGCGGGTTTGGGTTTCGCCGGCACCGATGGCCCGGCCTTCGCAGGTAGCGCAGACGAAATGGCCCTCGGGCGGCGTGGCGTAAAGCTTCCCGGGCTTCTCCTGCGACATGCTGCCGAGGTTACCGCACCAGAACCAGATCGACGTGTGACTCGCTTGGCCGTCTCGAAAATGGACATGACCCGCCCGGACCCTGTGGACGTAAAGCCCGGTCTTCTGGAGGAAGTAAGGCAGTGCCCGCGTCAGGATCATGGTCCGGTGCCGCGGTGACGACTCCGAATACTGCTTCAACCGGCGAAGGCTTACCTGGCTCATAGCTTCTGTTGGATCGAAGGCCACACAGCCGCGATGTCTGCCATGCGTTGTTTCTCCCACTCGCGCTTATCCTCTTCCTTCATGGCCTCATAATCCGCCAGAAGTTCCGCGTGGCATTTCTTGCAGATGACTCGGCGCTTGTGCCCGATGAAATCACTGTCGCAATGACAACACTTGCAGAAATAATTCCCGTTCTCATGGCTGGCGTCTTCGGGCCAGTCGCACTCAGGGCTGCTGGTCCAGAATGTGGGTCTCATGCTCATCGGATCTTGAGGTGCTTGTCACGGGCCTTCCGCGCCCCCTCCTCGGTATCGCACTCCGCGATGACCTTGCCGCCGATCACCACGACGAATGGCTTGCGCTGCTGGATGTAGCGGTTGGGATCCGCGGCGGCCTTGGCCTTGCGATCGAGGGTCTTCGGCCCACGGGTGGCCACGGTCGCGCCGGCTGCGAGGAGGTCCTTGTAGAACGTGTCCCGGTCTTTGCTGATCCACGACTCCCCGCGAACGGAGGGACCGATGCTGTGCCTCCGCCGCTTCCCGTCCTGGTAGTACCACACGTACGCGATGCCCTTGGCGTGGACGATTCCGGAGGTCGGCAACGGGGTTGCCGGGATGACGATGACGGGTTTCTTACTCATGGGTGGTTCAGATCAGACGCCCTGCCTCCCGGCTAACGTGAAGCACGCAACCGCGGTCACCCCGGTCAGTGCTGCCAGCCATCCCGGACCCCAGGCTGCCGTGCAGCCGCAGGCGATGCCCATGAACAGGCCGACGCCGATCAGGACGCCGGCACCCGAGCGTGACGGGGGCTCCGCGGGCATCGGGAGGTCGTAGAACGCTTCCTTGCGGCAGGACGAGCACTGCCCGAAGGCCTTGCCGGGGATGCAATGCTCAACGAGGGTGTCGGGCAGCGGGGCTGCCTTGCAGCAGTCGGAGGTGAGGGGTGTCGGGTTCATGGCAGCACCTCCCTGAAAAGACGATAACCGCGTTCGTCGTCGGTCGGTTTTTCATGGCACATGGTGCCGGTGATGACCGGATGTTTTCCGGAGGAGTAAACCTTGATCCACACCTCAAGAGGCTTCACGGCCTCCGGCGGGAGGTGGCCGACGAGGTCGTGATCGTGTGGCATGCCTGGGTCGTTGAGATAGCTGCCGTGGGCATTCACGGCTACGGGGGTGTGCTCGTACGCTCCCTCATCCTGTTCGTCGACATGGACGTAAACGACCGGGAATTGATTGTGCTTCAAGTCGGTGGCGATGACACGGACGGGCTTCCCTTTGCGAGTCACGTTAGGCCCAAGGGGCACAAAGGGTGCGGCTTCTGCGGTAGCCTCGGAAACGATACCCGAGGTCAGCGGGAACATCGTCACGGTGCCAAGGAGCATGCTCTCCGCGACCTGTATCTCGCGGGTGCCTTGGCCCAATGCCTCCCGGATGGATGCCTCCGGACTTTTTGTGATAAACGCATGATCGGCGTTGCCGATGCGGCTGGCGAAACCATAGGATGGCTGGCCCTTGGGGTTGCCTGCCTTGATCTCCTGAAGGAACACCGGAGTCCCTCCACCCCGTGTGTAGGTCACGGTCTTACCTTCGCGGAAGGCGGCGGCTGCTTGTTCAACGGTATAGGTGGTATTCATTGGCGTGATGTGATTTCGATATAGTGGAATTCTGTTTACCTAGCAAGAAATGTTTTCAAAAAGCCCGGTCGCATGGACGCCGGGGGTTGGCTGCCGACCATTCGAGGCCGAGCAGATAGAAGTCGTTGAACGTGTCGGCGTCCTCTGCCCGCCCGTGTCCATGCGACCGGAGTCCGTAGGCGATGCTTGCGGCGAACCCGGCGGCCCGGCGTTCGGACTGCACGGAGGCAGCCATCAGGATGCCGTCGAGGGTCGGGTTGCCCAGGTCGGTCGTGAGGATGAGACGCCGGGCATAGGGCGTCAGCTTCGGGGTGTCGTAGATCCGGGCGTTGCGCTTACTGACGAGGGCTGCATGTCTGCGGAGTCCTTCCGCGTTGATTCCATAAGAGCACAATCTCGGGTGGAGGTCTTCCATCACCTTGATACATCCGCTGCCGCATGCGGACGCATTGCTCCGGTAGCTACAGAACCAAGCATTGCAGTCCGGGTTCAGGCACCGGAGCAAGTGGACGTCCGGTGCCGTTTCACGCTCGAACCGTCCGTCCACTGGACGCTTTCCCTTGGTCCTCATCTTCTTCGGGCGGTTCGGTATCGACCTGACGTCCTTCGCCCGCAACAGTTTCGGCTCCGCGGACTTCTTCGGTTTCTTCGGCTTGCGGCCACGTGGCTTGCGTTTCGGCTTCACGGGGTCCGGGTCGCGCACGAACCGGGTGATGCTGTTCACGGTGACCCAGGTGCCGCGGAGTTTCATGACTCCGGCTTGGTTTCGGCTGCGAGGGCGGCGAGACATTCGTCCGCATGCTTGGTGATATGATTGAACCAATCCGTGAAGCTCTGGCCCATGGGCGCTCGATAATCGCGGATGTATTTGAGAGCCTCCACGAGCCTGCGCTTGTCGGCGGCGGCGGTGGCGAGCTGTTGCCTCACTGCCGCAAGATCCGCTTCGAGCCCGGCGTTGTTCTGGTTGAGCGTGTTGATGATGGCGTCTCGGCGCTTCCAAGACTCGTCAGCATCAGAGATGCGCTTTTCGATCCAATGGCGCACTCGGTGATCTCCATCGGAGTGCATCGTCCCTTTGGCGGGGTCCAAGTGAATCTGGCAATGAATCCATCCGGCGGGGTATCCCTCAGTGGCGGGGTAGGATTCACCTTCAGTGATAGGCGTGGGCGTCGCGCTCATGGCTTTTGGAGTTTCTCTTGAAGGGATTTGTAAACGGCCATCACGGACTCCCACATGGCCCCGGCGAACCCGTCAGGCTTGCGCCCGGATTCAACGACTGCGTTCTCCACGAGTTCACGCATGATCTGGCGCTCCTCTTCCGTGAGGAAGACTGGCGTCCCGGCTTCCCCGGTCATCATGGATCGCTCGATCTCTTCGGTGATGATCTTCCGGTAATGCTCCGGCGGGTTGATCGTGATGACGGGCTTGGGTGGCTCGTAGCCGGCGGCAGCAAGGCGGCGGACCAACTCACGAAGCACGGCTTCCGGGTCGTTGTTGAAGTCCCGTGCAAGAATGTCCCATGCTCCTGTGTGGGGGTTCTCTCCGAGATTGGGTCGCCCGTCATCCAGATCGAGATGGATATTGAAACAGTCTTCCCGGGAAGTCCATGGAAGGGTCACGCGCAGATCGCCGTGAGGAATTGGAAGCGTCCACCGCAACACCGGGCTTGCGGGAGGTAGTGGTGGCACCCCGATGATCTTCTCAACGGCGGCGCGGAATTCAGTCGTGTTCATGTCGTGTAGATAGGTGAGACCGCAAGGATGGTGACCTGTGTCCCGTGGGTCTTGCTGTAGGTTTCCCGGAACTTGTGAAACTCTTGTTCATTAAAGACCGGGGCCTTGATGATCTGACTGTGGAACATAGGGTTCCCTCCGTATTGGACCACATAGCTGACGAGGAATTTGTTCATCGGTGTTCGGTGGTAAGCGTTTTCAGTTCATCCTTGAGGTCCTCGCACTCCCGTTGGAACGACCGGGCAACCGATCGCCACTGGAGCATGCAGCGGTAGTTGGCCACCGCGAGGACCGCGAGCACGGCGGCGATGATCCAAGGGAGGAGGGTCACCCGTCCCTCCCGGTTGAGCGTTTCAGGTCCATCGGCATTCGCTGGCTTTCGATCCGCGGCGAGACCGGCTTCCCGTCCTCGGAGTCAAGGCGCTCCGGGTAAGGGGCGTCATTGACCTTGTGCCAGAGGGCCTTGATGTCGTCGCTGGCCTTGTCGAGCAAGTGATACGGGCTGTCCGGGCCATCGGCCCAGCCGCAGCAGGGCGTGGCCTCGATGAACGCCTGCACGAGTTCCTGGCGGGCGCGGTCGATGCGTGCGAGGCAGCGCTGGCGGGCGGCTTGGGCGGCGGGGGTGCTCATTGGAGTCTGCGTTTGAGTTGGGCCAGCAGGCGCTTTTCGGTTTCGAGGTCCTCCAGTTCTTCCTCGGTCATGTCGCCGGGACACAGGGTCCCGTGGAGCGTGGTCTTCGCGTCAATGCACTCCCGGAGCAACTGGCGTTCGTGACGCGAGAGTTCGATGACTTTCGTTTTCATGGCGTGTTCTTCTTTCGTTTTTCGAGTGCCGCTTTCACGGCGGTGTAGGCTGCCCGCAGGTCATCGTGTGGAAGCGATGAGAAGAACAGTTGCATCATCCGGATCTCGCGCTTCTCTCCCCGGGGCACCTTCAAGGCACGCAGCTTCTCCGTCTTGGCGCGGTGGCGTTCGGCGATCCGGGCCTGCCTACGTTGTTCAAGGCCGGCGATGGTGACGTGTTTCACGGCTTACTTGCGGTTGCGCTTCCGGGATGCCCGGGCTGCCTTGTTCTTCGCCCGGCGACGGGCGCACTGCTTCCGGTTGGCGGCACCTTCATAGCGCTGCCGGTCGTAAGGGCGGGATGCTCCGTAGGCTCCCCGCCATGCAGGGTTCGGGCTTCCGTAGTTCCTTGCGCCGGGAGTCATGGCTCCTGCGATGAGACCGGCGATCAGCCTGAGGTTGCGTGCTGGTGTCATGATGCCTTCACCTCCTTGATGACCTTTTGAGCCGATTCGACCGCTTCCCGGGACCAGACCATCCCGCCTTTCCCCTGCGATCCTGCGAGGATCATCTTGGTGGTGATGGCCCCGGCATTGTGGAGCATGGCGAGCACGTCGGAGCACTTCACAAGTTCATCGTGGAGTTTCTGTTCTTTTTTAGTCATGGCGTGAATTTATTACGGTGTTTCTAGTAGTTAGCGGTTCAGTGAAAAGAAGGTGAACGGGAGACCGATCCCCCATGCCGCCAGCCTCCGTCGGCTGCCCCGAGACCGGGACTCCGCGGCCGCGCGCCGCCCGCGACGGATGGCCTCGGCTTGCCGGGCATCGGTGCGGAACAGGACGGGAACGGGGACCTGGAGCTTCGGGAGAGCGTTCCTCGCGATGAGGTATCTGAGGGCGGCATCGGGGCCGGGTGAAGGGTGCGGGTGCATCGGGTGAACGGGGTTGGGGATGTTAGATGTGTTTCCAGTGCTCGAAACGCCGGATTTTTTGAATTTGATCGTGAGTGACTCCATATTCTTTCGCGAGGACTTTAGACACTTCAGGGCGAGACCGGATCTCTCGGACCTGGGTTTCTGTTAGCTTGGCTCCAGAACTTCCCTCTCCACGGTTTCTCAAGGCGCTCTGCGCGTGATTCTCGCGTGCTTTCGTCCAATCCGTGTTGAGGGCGTTTTCCTTCGGGCCTACCCATCTTAGATTTTCAGGCCTGTCATCTGTCCTGATTCGATTTATGTGATCTACCATTGCCGCAGGAAAAGGCGGTGGGCCATATACTACCCAGCAAACTACACGCGCCGCAGTGAACTCATACTTCACGCCTTCAATGCGTATGGTTACACGCCAATAACCCTTGTGGTTGGGCTTAATCAAACCCACTGGTTTCCCGTCCGCCCAACGCAAGGCTCCCTCTGAATAGTGCAGCCCTTCGGCTATTGCTTTTTCGATCGCGGGATTCTGGGATCCCATAATTCTCTTTTTCACGGCCAAACGAAAAAGCCCGTCAGTCCTGCCTTCCGTGATACCCGCGAAAGAACTAAGCGGCAGAAGACAGGACTGACGGGCGTTTGCATGTGGTGTTCTTTCATTCCCGGTATCAACGGGGCCTTGCGGCGGACCGAAGATGCACGAGACCGGGGCAGTGTTCAAGGGAATCATCGGCAGCGGTTACTTTCTACTGCCACGGCCCCGGCCACCATGAAGGCGACCGGGGCGGGTCACGCGGCAGCCGTGGGGCGGCTTCGCGGAGTCCGGGGGAACAGCTATCGGGATGCGTGGCGTCGGACCTCCGACTTGAGATTATAGATCATGGCGATGTCATCGGCGAAGGACTGAGGGGACACCGTGATTTCGAGTTCGTTGAAAAGCAGGGTCACACGTTCGTCGGCTTCCTTCGCCCGGGCGATGGCGTTGCGGGCCGCGCTGTAAATGTTTTCGCCGGGTTCGGCGTCATAGGTTTTCATGGCGTGATTTCGAGTTGAGGGGTTAGCGGGAGACCGGGGCGGGGTTCAGTCCGAAATACTTGTCGAGGTATTCGCGGCGATGCGCGGCAGTGCGGAAGGCGAGGTGGATCTTGCCGGAGAACTTGGCGAGGTTGCTCTCCAATTCCTCGAAACGATACTTGCCCTCGAAACGCTGCCGGGAGTCCTGCGCGGAATAAGCCTCTAGGGCCGATTGCAGGGCTTTCCCGCGCTCCCCGTTAGAGTCGTCCCAAAATCCGACACCATGGCCGGAGAGGGAGAAAAAGACGTTGCCACCGAAAGAGCGCTCGCAGTCGTCCGGGTTGTCGAGGTAGCCGAAAAGCACATCATCGAAAGCCGATTCCGGCCCTTCGGTCATTTCGTCCGCTTTCGCGGTCAGGTATTCCCGGAATCCTGAAATGAAGCGGTCAACGGCTTCCTGGAATTCGGGGTGGAATTGATGGATGGTCCAGTTTGCGCGGTGATTGTGCCCCTGATGCTGCCCATCGGCGGCGACAAAAAGGAGGGCTTCGAGAAAGTCTTGAGTGTCGGAGTTCATGGCGTGAGTTCGGTTAGAGGTAGAGGCAAGCGGTCAGGATGAGCGACCAGGCAGCCGCGATGCACGCGGCGATGGCCGAAGCGTACGGGATTGCGGGGTTTCTCATGGTGCGGACTCCATTTCAATTTCAGGACTACCGGCAGCACGCCACACAGAGAGGTGAAACTTGTACTGTGCGGTATGGCTAAGGTATCGGGACGCGTCCGCTTCTCGCGGGCGGTTCTCTTGAATCCATGCGTGAAGGTCGAAACAATCCGGTTCCATGGCTTGGCGTGATTGAGATTTGAGAGGGTGCCCGCCGGCCCTTACACGGGGCCATTGCAAAGGGGTGCCGGGAGACCGGCGGGCGTTTGGCTGGAAAGGGTTATCAGATGCAGACAGCGAAACCCCGGGAGTAGTAGCTGGAAACGTCGTCAACCGGCGACCCTTCCACAAGGTAGAGCGCACATCCGCGGGGGTCGGTCTGATGGTAGGCGACAAGGTTCGGGAGCGCCTCGCGAGTCTTGTATTCGCTGGCGGCAGCCTCCCGGGCGTTCCGAATATCCACGGTCTCCCTGATGCGCTTCAATGCTCCGGTCTCCCGGTCGGGGGCAGGCGTGCGGACCATGCGCCGGCCATTGTCGTAAACGGCGTAGGTCTTCCCGGTTTCCTCATCGCGCTCCACTTCACCATTGCACTCGCGTTCAGCCCAGCGATGCAGGGTCATTTGAGCACGGCGGAGAATTTCGGTTTCTTCATACGTGAAACCCATGCGGGTCATGGAATCGTAAAAGCGGGCGATGCGTTGGCGTTTGGCGCTAGGGCGTGAGGTTTTCATTGGCGTGAGTATTTAAGCGTTTCTGGTTTCCGTGAGACCGGGGCCTTGTCGCGGCACCCTTCGCCCAGGATGCCCGATGGCTCGCAGGGAACCATCGGGCGATGCAGTCTCACGGTACCAAGGAAAGGGGCGGGGTCAGTATCCGAAAAGGACGTGGAAGAACGGGAAAGGTTCCGGGATTTCCTTGTTGCTCGGGTCCTTGCTGTAAGCGTGCTGCCACGCCCGGAAATGCGTTGGCCAGCATGCCTCCGGGCATTGGTAGACGAGACCGCCGGACTGCCGACGCGCGGTCCTGATAGTCTCAGGAATCCGGTCGGGTGTGGCGGGGTAAGGGAATGCTCCATGCGGAGTCTTCCGTTGTTTCTCCGTGGCGCGGATGCGCTTGATGATCTTCGCCGGAGGCACGGGTGGAGGTAGTTCTTCGTTCATGGCGTGAGTAGGGAAAGGGGTTTGACGGGTTGCGGGGATTTCAGGCGCGGATTTTCCCATCGGTGGCCATGCTGCGGGCGATGGCGAGGCCGGATTGAACCTGGCGGGCATTCAGGCGAACGGGAATCGCGCCGAAGGGATTCGGGATCTCCGTGATGCCGCGCTTGTGAAGTTCGGCGGCCACCTCTTCCTGCCATGCTGCGGCATTGTGGCCGAACATGCGCCCGAAAAGGGCTTTGTTCATTTCAAGGTATTCCTTTTGCAAGGATTCGGTGGACATGGATGCAGGATTCATTGGCGTAAGATAGGTTAGCGGATTTCCATCATGCGGAGCTGGAAACTCCACTTGGCTACAAAGTCCCATTCGACGGAACGGGGGCCTTTCTTAATGGCGGTGGGGAGCCAGGCGCGGACATTGCGGCGGAGGCGCATGCGCTGTGGCGTCTGGATGGCGTAGGCGAGGGAGGCGATGATGGTTTCGAGAGTCTTCATTGGCGTGAGTGTTAGGGGTTGACGGGTTGCGCGTATCCCGGCGCGCCCCGGCGAATTGTCAGCAGTTGGTCGGGCAGTCAGGAGTGATGTCTGCCCAATATTCGGGACGATTGGCGATGACCTTACGGAAACCCCACTGAGTTTCGTGCATGGAGCCAATTGGGAGCGGGCCAGGAACCAGAAGCGTTCCCCCCGTTGACAGCTGGATCTCGGCTTGAGCTTCCATGAGAACTATTTCGCGTCCTTCGGCACGAAGGCGATTGGCGATGGCGGCGGTGATGGTTTCAGTTTTCATTGGCGTGGGTCAGTCGTTACGGTTGAAGGGATACGCGGGGGCCGGGATTCGGTCAACAGTATTTCAATTTATTTTTTCAGGGGTGAGGGGAAGGGCGGTTTCAATCGGTTCCCAGCATGCTCTCCACGTCGATTTCATCGGCTGCGGCTTGCTCCTCTGCGGCACGTAGCAGGGCGGCGCGTTCCTTGGCTTCCAAGTAGCGGATGCGGATATTATCCCGGCTTCGCTGGGTGCTCTCCTCCACCAGCAAATCCAAGAGCTTGGAAATATGGCAAGCGACGGTGTGTTTCGAGACTCCCATGCGCATGGCTATTTCCCCGTTTTCCATGCCATCGGCTGCAAGCGCCAATACTTCCCA